TGAGTACCGTTACGCCCACTGGTGGTCGTTTTTCGGTAACTTTAGTCCATAACATATCGCTTATTCCTTAATTTGTTCTTTATTATCGCCGCAGCGCGAACACGGTTTTAGTTGTTTACGCGTATGCTAATCCTCGTACAGAAGCTCAACATAGAATGTGTTCTTTTTTGTTAGCAACGACATTGCAAACAGTAAATTCTGCAAGAAATATACAAAATCGTATTTCTTTCCTCCGTAGTGGCAAACACCATGCGATCCTTTTGGTAACATTGCGATTCGCACACTGTCTACCGTCGGTTTGTCATAAAAACGAAACCACACATTTTCTACATCTGCCGGAAACGTGAATACGTCGCGCACGATGTCTTCTGGTACGTAACAAAATTCTTCTTTTTGGCAATGAATGACATATTCACGACGTACATCAGAAGTATCCAAGGTTGCAATAATTTCAGCTATCGCCTTACTCATAGATATATCCCTTGCCGTGACACGTCCCGCACGTATCCCAGAATCCGCCCCACTGCCCGGAGCGGAACTGGCCCGTGCCTTTGCACGTCGGACAGACACGACGCTTCGTGCCTCGCGGTCTCCCACCAAGCCAGATGCCGAGAATTAGTGCGGCAAGAAATATGAAGCCAAGTAAGTTATTCATCTGAATCGCAAAGTCCATCAGATACGCGAAGACACAAACTTAAACTGATTACGCCACTAACCACACCGAGTATCAACATCGGTGTGGTTATGTAAACTCCGTCACCCGCGAGCAACCACGCCGGTGCAGCAGTTTTCAGATACGCTGTTATCGGAAACAGCGCCAGCATGAACAAAAACAGCAACAGCGAAAAGAAACCGTAAGCGAACCGCTCCATTATTTCCTCCTCCGCTTACTCTGTAAAATATGCCGCTGTAAAGAGGCCAATAACGAAAAACGCAATGCCTACACCAACTAGCAAAATAATGTGTGCCATCATGTACCTCCAATCGCTTTCAGTAAACGCTGTAACCTACCCCAAACAATAACCAACTCGACAACTCACGCGTCGTCACACGCTGCTTCTACGAACAGAAGCCAACAAAGTCCACCTGCCGCGACACCAAGCATCCGCAACGGTGACTCGATATAGTAGTAACCACCGTCAGCGCGCGCCCACGCGGGCGCTGTATGCTTCAGAAAAGCTGTAAGCGGTATCGTTGCAACCGCGAACAAAAACAATACAACTGACAAGAAAATGTAAATAGCCTTTCTCATATCTCACTCCTGCTGCTGCGAAAGCGGCAGCACGCTCGGCACGCGATAACCGATAACAACCGGTTCAAGCTGATCTTCCGCGCGCAGCTCAATGCCTCGCGTGCGGACTACATCCTCTGTGCTCGCCAACGGTTCGCCGCTGTAGCGAAACATCAAATACAATTGGCTATCGTCGAGCGTACGATGCTGCCATACGTCAACGACTAAGTATCTATCATCTGTACTCATATTGTGTATTGATCCTATAACCGAATGTTTTCAAGCCGCTTATACAGTCGCTTCCTCAAATGCTTCGGCGAACTCTTTGCTCCGATGACACATAGCTAGAACTGACTCGTATGGCTCTTCGATACCGGTATCGACATGACCGATCACCGGAGCATCAGCACAACCGCATTGGTAAATAGTGCCGTTCGGTACGACGAAACACTCGTCGCAAACACAACGTAATCGCATCGACTCGGGCGGTTCGTCCGCGCGATCGAGACCAGATGTCTCCAAGTATCGACCCACCAAAAATGGATCCACTATCGTTCTGACGTTGTTACCAAACGCTTCGATCACATCACAAGAAATAGGCTCGTGCCATTCGTCTAAGCTAAGAACACCGGTAATCGCACCGGCTTTTGCCAATCTCGCAATCATCAAGGCTCGCATTCGCCGTTTGCCGTTCGTCGCAACAAACGGTGATAGCTCGCTATCTGACATCGCAATCGCTTCAAGTAAAAACCGCTCGAACTGCGGATGCACCGTCGGCTCGCCGCCGCCCAAACAGATGTACTCACCGTAGTTGGCCGCAAGCCGTAACGCCGCGGCAAACACCCTATGCGGCATGTCTTCGCCAGCACCCGGCGCGCACGAAAAACAGCAGTGACCGCAGCGCATGTTACACCGCGTAGTTATCTGCAAATACACTACGACGATTCCTTTGCAGCTATTTCGTAGATACGATCTTTATATTCTTGCCATGTTGACGATGATGCTGCCGCCTGCAATGACAACAACACCCACAATGCCCAAGTCTCTCGCGGCACCCAGTACGGTGCGTAAAGAGCGCCTTTACGCGCGCTGCGATACGCGGTCTCCCATTTACACAGCGTATAGCAATATTGCAGCGTCGCAGTAGGCGTTTCTTGCGTGGGCCATGTGGGAAATAATAGAAATGTGCCTGAGTCAGACTGCCGCGAAAACTCTTCTGTCAACCCGGCGAGGTCAAATCGCTCTAGAAGCGATACGCCATCGAGAGACTCGATATGACTGTAAGACAAGATCTCGCGGGGCGTGAAAATTGTCAATAATGTTTGAATGTCCAAATACCGAGAGCGCAACAGCGCAGCAGTTGCAAGCGTCAGCACACCAGCAGCCAACCATTCCGGCCCTGGCGGATCAAGCGTATAAACACGTAACTGCCGCGTCGTTAAATCACGCAATGTTAACTGCTCAGCCATCGCCACTCTCCAAGCCGTCAGATATCTCGCAAATCCGAGCTTTGTATTCTTGCCATGTTGACGACAATGTTACCGCCTGCAACGACAATAACATCCACAACGCCCAAGTCGATGGCCGCGTCCAGAATGGTGCGTAAAGGTAGCCCTCATACGTGTTGTGATACGCTGTCTGCCATTTACACAGCGTATAACGTCTTCGCACCTCCAGTGTGGCAAAGTTCTTACGCGTCGGCCATGTGTAAAACAGCAAAAACGTACCCAATTCAGATCGCCGCGAGAACTCTTTTGTCAGCCCGGCAAAGTCGAACATCTCCACAAGACCTACGCCGTCGGGAGACTCGATACGGCTGTAAGACAAGATCTCGCAGGGCGTGAAAACTGTCAACAATGTTTGAACATCCAGATAGAGCAGGCGCAAACGCGCAGCAGTCCTACGCGTAAGTACGCCGGCGGCCAGCCATTCTGGCGCTGCCGGGTTCCCTGCCTGAATACGCAACTGCTGCGGTGTCAAATCTTGCAATGTTAACCGCTCAGCCATCACCGCGCTCCAAGCCGTCAGCTATCTCGCAAATCCGAGCTTTGTATTCTTGCCATGCCGCTGCCGGCACTGCAGCCTGCAACGACAATAACAGCCACAAAACCCAATCCTCCTGCTGCGACCAGTACGGTACGTAAATATACCCTTCGCGAGTGTTGCAATACGCAGTCTCCCATTTGCATAGCGTATAACGTCTTTGCGTCATAGCAAACGGTTCTTGCGTCGGCCATGTGTGGAACACTAGAAACGTACCTAGCTCAGACCGCCGCGAGAACTCTTTTGTCAACCCGGCAAAGTCGAACCTCTCCACAAGATCTACGCCATTGGCAGTCTCGATATGGCTGTAAGACAATACCTCGCGCGCCGCGAAAACTGCCAATATCGTTTGAGCATCCAGATAGAGCCATCGCAACCGTACAGCAGTCGTACGTGTAAGTACGCCGACAGTCAACCATTCCGGCCCCGGCGGATCAAGCATATAAACACGCAACTGCTGCAGCGTTAAGTCTCGCAATGTTAACTGCTTAGCCATCACCGCTCTCCAAGCCGTCAGCTATTTCGTAGATACGATCTTTATATTCCCGCCATGTTGACGATGACATTACTACCTGCAACGACAATAACGACCACAAGGCCCAAGTCTCTGGCCGCGTCCAGGATGGTACGTAGACGTAGCCTTCATACATGCTGCGGTACGGCGTCTCCCACGGACACAACGTGTATCGCCTCCGCGTCGGCCTTTCCGCGAGGCTACCTTCTGTCGGCCATGCGTGGAACACCAGAAATGTACCCAAATCAGACCGCCGCGAGAACTCTTTTGTCAGCCCGGCGAGGTCAAATCGCTCTACAAGATCTACGCCGTCGGGAGACTCGATACGGCTGTAAGACAAGATCTCGCGGGGCGTGAAAACCGATAGTATCACGTAAGTATCCAAGTAGCGGCCGAGCAACCGTACAGCAGTCGTACGTGTAAGTACGCCGGCAGCAAGCCACGCAGGCTCTGCCGGGTTCGCCGCCCGAACACGTAACTGCTGCGGCGTTAAATCACGCAACGTTAACTGTTCAGTCATCGCCACTCTCCAAGACGCCAGCTATGTTGTATATCTGCGCTTTGTATTCGCGCCACGTCGGCAAAAACGTCGCTTGCCTGACAAGGAGAGCTACCAACGGCGACACAAACGCGCGCAAACACATCGGCATCAGCAGCACACCAGTCTGTCGCAACCGCTGCGCAGCCGACCAGTCATACATCTCGTAACGACAAAATCTAGCCGCCAACCTGCCTAAAGGCGAACACGCAAAGTCAACCGGCTGCGTATAGAAAGCTCCGCGGGCAGTCCGTACCGAAATCACCCGCATAACCTCGTTCACGTCGATCGTCAGCGAAGCAAACTCGCCCTGGACAATGTCCGAATAATGCAGCGGCGGCAACGAAAGCGGACGGAACGCCGCGCGAATATCGTCAAGCCGCACGCCGTGTGATCGCAACGCCTGCGCGGCCCGCTTCGTCAACACGCCGGCGTTGAACCAATTCGCGTTCGGCATATCCATCGCATGCGCCAACAATTGGTCCGGCGTCAAGTGGTCCGCGAGATCGACCATCCCAAGCCCTCTTTGTCAGCGAGCTCAATCGCCCTAAGACGTATCGCCGCCGGCGTCGGCCGCGCGTAAGCTTGTTGTGCCACGTACAACTCTAAGCGAGTACGCGGAAGTATAAATATAGGCACGTACACGTAAGACCGAGAGTAGCCTTCTTCCCCAGTAACCTCGTGCGCCAAATCCCACCCGACTCGCGTCATATGCCACACCACCTCCCACTCCAAAATCGCGAACATTATCGGTATGTTGCTTGTATCCAGAAACGGATCGGCAAAATCATACATACGGAAGGCGCCGTACGGTCCGCGACGCGTAAATACGTCTAAGAATTGCGGCAGTCGCACATACGGCGTAGGAAGCCCGCCGGAGTTGTCCACTGCGATAAATGTTTTGACCTCCTCCGGCGACATCGTCTCCGCAATCATCGAAGGGCAGAGATCGTGCCGCGAGAGCTGCATCATGCAATTGGCATACTCGACGCCGACGTTTTGCCAGGCTTGCGTCGCCCGCGAACATACATCTAAAAGCGACATACAATCACCTACGTGTGTATATCCAACACCACAATCGTTTGCGGCTCCTCCGAACTCAGGTCAAACGCACGATGGTTATACGGCGAAAAATCGCTCGCGACAAACGGGAAGTATCTGGCGTCCAACACCTGAGCCGCGCGGTATAGCCGCGACGCTCGGTAGCTCAAATCATCCGTACGCGACTCGTCAACGTTACGCCGAATCCGCTCAGCAATCTCGTTCCGGTCATCATACAGTTTGACGATATAATCATCGACGTACTTGCAAAACTGCTCACGCAGCTCGGCAACCGACATCTTCTCAAGCCTCTCAATCTCCGTCTTGAGCGGCTCTTTCACTTCACCGAAAATGAACGGCGGTATCGGCGACACGTCAGATGAATAAATCGTGGCCATCGCCGCTTGATGCCATGCTACATCGAACGGTGGCCGCTCCTCAAACTCGTCTGGTTTGATACGCCGCCACTTACGCTTAAGCGATAAGCCGCCTTCAGGATAGTCTGCTACCCACATTTCGTTGTTTCTGTTGACGATACTCAACGGGAAAAACCAGTTGTTCTCGTCAAGCGTCAGCTCGTTGATAACGAAGTCGACAGTGTCTTCGAGCCCGTTATAGTCGTTATCGTCGACCGCGATAAAATAACTACCGTGCATTGTTAGCTCCAATGATTTTAGCGACGTCTCGCGACAGCACCGCATTTGCGCCCGCCTGCGCTAACGTCGCTAACGCCTCAGACCGATCTATCCACTCGTTAAAATCGGCGCTCGTAGAACATATCTGCGCTTGCCGAAGTAGCCATAATTCGTCCATGCCACACCACCGTAACCACGCAGGTGCCACTGCCGACACTACGGTGGCGTTGCTGTAACACCGCCCGACATTTAAGTCGAGATCGCACAGCGTACACCGCCAAGTGACATTTCCGTGATACCACCGCATAAGTCCGCGATCCGCTTCACCAAACACTTCCCGGTAATTGTAATACGCCACTGGGCCGCCTGCGACGTAGATACCTGCCGTGATACCGTAGTAAAAGTCGACATCGTCCGGATAATATTCGTGGAGCGCACACAAGTTTTCATCGGATAACCAAGGGATCGCTAATTGATGCTGTTCGCCAAAAATGCCCGCCAGCATACTTAGCGTGCGAGCAGGTATAACCTTGGCATAATCTGCCGATGTGGTACGCATTTGTATCTCCAACGAGCAGCCGCCGCACGCAGCTTAATTGCTTATGATTTCGGCAACGTCCCGCGACAGCACCCCATTTTCAGGTACGCCTAGCAGCACTACTAAATCCTCAGACATCGCTACCCACTCATTAAAGTCAGTACTCACTGCGCATATCTGCGCTTGCCGAAGCAGCCGTAACTCGTCCATGTCACACCATCGCAACCACGCCGGGACCGCCACAGACACCATCATGTATCCGCGGTACATCGCCGTGCCACGCAATCGCAAATCTTCTAAGCTTCGCTGCCACGACAAGCACGTAAGCGATCGTCGAGAAATCGATAGCTGCTCACTGCCAAAGACGCACCAATAATCATAAAACGCAGCCGGACCGCCGGCAGCGTAAACGCCGGCCAAGATGCCTTGGCAAAATGACACATCGTCCGTGTAACGTTCGCGGAGCGTTAGCAAGTCTTCGCGAGACAACCACGAAAGCACCTGCTGTCGCCGCAACGCTGCTTCTGCCAACATGTTCCGCACGCGTTGCGGGACAATTTCTGTGTAAGATGCAATCACTTGAGCTTCTCCGGCCAAACCTTTCTAAGCTCTTGCATAACGCGTATTTCGTCATGCTGTGCCGACATAGCAGCAACGCGGTCGCATGCGTCCAACCAGGCGATATGCTTGCGACAACCTGTTATCGCCTGCATATAACACAACGCTTGGACTGGCGATATATCCGAACCTGAAAGCCAACCTGGTAAGACAAACTCAATGTGCAATCGTGTTTCTCCGTCCCACCCCTGCGATGAATACGCATACGTGAGATGCCTAACCTGCCGCAACCACCTCCGCGTGGAGTCCCAATACCGCCAATTTGTAGAGTCAAACTGCCAGTCGACCTCTAAACAAAGCAAATCGGCGCCGGCAAGATAAGCCGCGCCTATCACCAACGACACTTGATCGCGTACTCGGTATTGCCTAATACGACTCAATACATCTTCCGGCACTCGAGTGTAGTCGACGCCTAAAGACCGCAACGTCAGATCTGCAGCCGTCCCTAGTCTTAGTTGCATAAATCACACACCGAATCGCGAAGAATGATAGGTTGCCAATTACCAGTACAAGCCGTTTCCTCGCACGCGTCCAGGAAGTCGTCGACACGCTTTGCAGCTGTGCAAACCTGTGCCAAACGCAGTACGTCAGCCGGCGATACGATCGCTGGCGTGACCCAAGCAGGCACTGGTGCTACGATCTCGTGTGTGCCGTCAAACCCGACGGTTACACTACACACCGACTTAATGTCGTTTAACGACTCCGGCGGTGATAAACGTCGCCACGGTCGGATGTTCGGCAAAGCCTCATAATCGGAAAACACGCAGCGTACCAAACGCAGCGATACTAGGCGGCTTTCAAGATAAAGCAAAGCAGCCAGCGCGCGGCCAAAATACCATGTGCCGAGCCCGGCATACCGCTGGTCCAACTCCGTAACGTGACTCGACTCCAAGTATCGCTCAAGCACAAGGTCCGGCACAGCAGCTTCTCGCAACACTATCGTCGCATACCCATGGTCGTATATTTCGTACAACATTTTAGTAGTACCACTCGGCGATATTTCGCATAGTCAACACATGATACTGGTCTAACGTCGAACGCGTCTGAATAATGGCTTCAAGCCCGTCTACCCACTCCGGCACATTCTGTGCGGCAAAACACACTTGGGCCGCTCGCAGCGCCTCCAACCAAGACCACCCGGCCTCGCATAACCAAATCGGCACCGGGAGCGAGCAAAAGTTAAACGAGTTCACGCACATACAGCGCTGTAACTGTTGTATCTCATCGTCGCGTTCGAGCTTGGAGTACTGCGTATGCGCCGCATGCACGATGCGCTGGTCAGACATATCTGCCGACATCGACGTGTACACCAGCGGACCTTCAAAACAATACAGCGCAGCACAAACATTCCTGAACGCTGCCACAACGCGATCCGAACTGCGATACAACACATAAGCCAACGCGACGCGCGGAATTGTGTCTCGGATAACGTCCTCGCCGATGCTGACCGCGCTAAAACGCAGCAACACGCGCGGCGGTATCTCCGGATCAGTGCTCTGTCGCATCATCACCATTTTGCAAAAACTCCACTAGCCGACCGACGAACTCGGTGTTAGAAGCCGATTGCCGCGATAACGAATACCACAGCAAACCAGCCAATATGATGTCCGGAGGCGGAAGCCATATCGGTACCGGAATATATACAACGCTGCCAAGACGAAAAGTTGACGGCGCCGCATCGGCGTCGCCAAACTCGTACTCGCCAATCGGCACCAGATAAGAGATATCCGGCAAAATCGCTAACCACCGCCATATAACCGGGCCGCCGCGAGCAAAAATCGCCTCGGCTACCACAGATAACAGCTGATCAGTATCACCGTAATAATCGATCCAGACAAGCACTTCGTCGGGTGTCAAATACCGTCCTTGCATGTCCCAATCGTCATCGGCAATCTGCTTACACCAAGCTGCATAATGCGGTGCGACGACAGCGATCTCATGCAGGTTAGCCATCGTCACCGTAATCACTCCACAGTGTTTCCAAGCAGTCCAGCAGCCACGCTTCTGGCGCCGCCGCCGTCTGACATATCTGGTAAAGCCGCAAACGCTGCAACTCCGCCGGCTGCCGCAGTGTCGGGTAACCTGCTCGCGCGTATTCGCGATCGCTCAGCATCGTTGAAAACGCCGCCGCCAACGACGATGTAAATCCGGCGTAAAGCGGTCGCCGGTTGATTCCGTCCTCGATGCACCATAGCCGCGAGAACCGCATCGCTATGTTAAGCTGCGAAAGCCTGACAACCGCCCGCCGCCAATCGAACAGCAACCTGATCGTCCCTTGCACCGCGCGCAATGTGCCGTCAACGTCTGGTACTGCGTAATTGCACAATATCGTTTCGCCATCCATGTCGAAACTGTCGAATTGCGTATCCTCAATAACAATACCGGCGTCGCATTCGTACACGACGTTGTACCATGAAAGCAGCGTAGACGTCGACAGCTTGCTGCTGAGCCTAGTAAAATCTACCAACTCCAACAAACGATACGCCGCTGCCGTAAGTAGGCCGGCGTTAATCGCGCTGTGCCATCCCGGAACTTGCGGATCTAACGGCACTGCCGGAATATTCCGCTCGTCCAACCAATCTCTGATCTCGGCTGATAACAACGGATATTCTCTCCGATAGCTAAAACGCGGTTTTGAAAAGCGCCGGCCAACTGTGTCTCCACACAGCCGGCCGGCTAGTTTTTTATTTCGCCCTCGCCGAGATCGCCTCGGCGAAGGCGCGTGCCGCCGCAGCCGCAGCTTCGGCATCCCTGTCTTGGTCGCGGCTGCGGGCTTCGTTCATCTTGGTGCCGAGATAACCCAGCACCAAGATGAAGATAACAAATTCGACCATATCGGCCTCCTTTTCTAACCGCTAAGCGGCACTTCTTAATGCCCGAAAATCGCCGCCTTCTTAAGCTAGCTATAGTTCACGACTACATCTGTCAACGGCAAACAGTGCGACCGCGTAACCGGAAGCTGCGGGCCGGCTGGAGCGTAGTCGGCGTAAATATCTATAAGCTTATCTATCCACTCGCGATACGTTCCGGACGATACATCCGCGCGCTTAGCGAGCAAAGCAAGCAGCCGCGAGCCGAGCGTAGACCAATAAGGCACCAGATATACGCCAGAACCGTAACGCTCGCGACGCTCTACCTGCCTAGACCAATTGTCCTCGGTAATTACCACGGAGCCGTAACGCATCGGCGTAGCGTAACCATAATCTTCGATAGCCACCATGCACAAAGAACACACAACGCGACCCGAAAACCACCAAAAATCGCGATAAAACAAGCTCATGTCGAATACGGCAGTCGCGCTTCCGGTAATGTAATGTCGCAGCGTTGGAAGCTCGTAGTACGTTAAAAGTCCGGGCGTTATGCCTAACGGTACCAGGTAGCTAATCAATTCCCGTGAAACCACTCCGGCTTTTACCCACTCGTCAGACAAACCCCGGCACGGTACTTTGTAACCGCGGAACTCCAATTCGGCACGAATGTCGGGCTTCGCCATCGTCAATTCCACCTCGGCGGTGGCGGTCCTTGCGGCAGACCGACGCTGACGTCAGCTAGCACATAATGCCGTCTGGACGTACACGGGATATCGTCATTCTCGTCGCATCGATCGCACATGCAGTTAATCCACTCAACGAACGTGTCAGAAACATATGCCGCTTGCGCCACTGCCAAGGCTCGCAAGTCATTTGCGTTAAAATAATACCAACTCGGCACCATCAATATTTCCGGCTCCGGAGGCCCCACCACACGATTGCGGACCAACTCGTAATTCACAGCCGTAACTTTAACGCTGTCAAGCGTCACGTAGCAGTCGGCACGCGTAAACGCGAGTATGTTGGTAACTACCTCGCTGGTCGCACGCCAGTACGCATAGAAGAATCTCGCCATATTGATGACGACGCCGTGACCGCTGATCCGATAGTGCGAAGCTAACGGCAAATGCGCCGCTATCAAGTTCGCCGGCGTAATCTGCAACCGCTCTAACGCAGATACCAGCCGCACGCTGATGATGCCGACCGCCGACCACTCGCGAGGAACGCATGACGTGATCAAGCACTCGTGCGCCCGCATCAGCTCCCAAATCTCCATCAACCGTTCTTTTTCGCTTAGCGCCATCGTCTGAACTCGCTGTGATTTTCGAATCGCGACAAATCCACCAACCGTAACAAAACCTGTCGCGAAATCGGAATATCGCGATCTTCGCGAGCAAGCGCTTCGCGCAGTAACTCGATCCACTCGACAAAGCTGGGCGCTGTCGACCACGCCTGTGCGAGTACCAGCGGCAGTAAAGTAGATAATCCGTTGTAGCGAACCCACAGCGGTAACACCACCCACTCCTCGGGATCAGTGTATCGCTCAACTAAAGCACGAAAGTTGTACCGTGTCGCACAACTATTTCTCTGACGCGTATCTTCGATACAATACTCCGACACTATGACATTGCCGCTGCTCTGCCAGTAGTCATAAGCAAGCCGCGCCAAGTCGACGCACACGTCGCTGCCGACAACACAATAATGTTCGCGCGTCGGCAACTCTACCGCTGCCAAGTCGTCCGGAAAAAGCCCAGCGCCTCTCAACGTTGACGCCAACGCATAACTAACAACGCCAACGTCTAACCACTCGCGCTCCACGACGGCACTAACACTGTAACCATCGCGACGCAAGCCGGTGATAATTTCGGCGACTCTATCTGAAGGAGCCATTGCTTAGACTACGAGAACCAGCGTAAGAAAAGCCGTACCAGCTTGCGCCAGATGCGATACGCCCTCAGATCCCAAATCTCCATCAACCGTTCTTTTTTCGCTTAGCACCATCGTCTGAACTCGCTTTGATTTTCGAATCGCAACAAATCACGCAGCGTCACTAGAGCCTGTCTCGCAATCGGGATATCGCGATCCTCCCTAGCAAATGCCTCGCGTATCAACTCGACCCACTCGACAAAGCTAGGCGCTGTCACCCACGCTTGCGCAATTACCAGCGTTAACAAATTAGCTAGGCCATCGTAACGCACCCACAAAGGTAGCACCGCCCGCGCCTCAGTGTCAGGGTGTCGCTCAACTAAAGCACGAAAGTTACACGGCCTCGCGCAACTAACCGTCTCTAGCATCCTACCGACGTGCAACCCGTGACTCGTCGCAGCGACACTATACTTCGACACCATGACATTGCCGCTTTTCCGCCAGTAGTCATAAGCAAGCCGCGCCAAGTCGGCGCACATGTCGCCGCCGGCGACGAGATAATGGTCGAGCGTTGGTAGCTCCGCCTCCGCCAAATCGCCCGGCGAAATGCCCATGCCCCTCAATACTGTTGACAACGCATAGCTAACAACGCCGACGTCTAACCATTCCCGCTCCACGACACCGCTAACACCGTAGCCGTCGCGACGCAAGCCGGTGATTATTTCGGCAATCCTGTCTGAAGGAGCCATTGCTTAGACTACGAGAACCAGCGTAAGAAAAGCCGTACCAGCTTGCGCCAGATGCGATACGCCCAACGCAAATATCGCGGCCAGCGGTAGTATCTGGCCAGCGTCCGCGAAATAGCTATCAGATCGGCAATCGCCGCCGGCGGGTCGTCCTCCGGCGCGTGCGTATCCTTCACGCCGGCCCAAATCCCAGCCAGACATATCTGGCCAAGCTTAGCGTAAATCGCCATCTGCACTGGCGGCGGCAGCTCCGTAAAACCTACTTCAGCCGCTGCAACCAACGGATTAGGCGTGTCGATAATTCTGTTGGCAAACTGCGCCAGTTTCTTGGCGCCTTCGATGAACTGCTCGTCAGTTATGTGATGATGCTTTACATAATCTTTGAACCAATCCTCTTGCCACTTAGGTTCGCACGCCCGCAAAGCCTCCCGTAGCATCGCCGGGCCGATATATGCCAAATCTCGCTCAGGGCTGTACATCGGGTCTCGTTGGCCCGCTCGCGGCTCTTTCCGGCGGTATTGAAGTCCCATTCGTTTCCTCGCTTTCGCAGTATCCGGATACTGTTTCTCTGTGTGTCGAAGCCGGACAATCCAAGTAGCCGACCTCGCATTCGCAACATGGGTGCGTATAGTCTCGCGGACACCGCCAAGGCTTTCCATCAAATTGGCGATACCGCATATGCACAATCTGCTTGTTCCATTTTAACAGGCCCGACGAACATCGAACGAGATAGAAGCCCGGCTTCTCTTGCGACAACTTCGGGTCTAACAATAGCCAAACCCGCAAATTGACAAGCTCGCTGATATGCCGCATCGGGAACGCTCCGCGACCAGTAGAATACCCCAGCCGCGTAGCCAACAACCGCACAAACTGCGACCGCCACCACTGCTGCAAAATCATCGGACACGCAGAACCGGCCAAAATGCGCAACCGATACAAACCACCCGCTTCACCCCAGCGAGATCGTTTGAAACTGTAGCTGATGATTTGCGCCGGTACCCATTCCTCTTCCGCCTGATGTACCCAAGGCCCAGCTTCCTTGCCTACCCGCAATTTCGAGATGTTCCCAGCCAAACGCCAAGCTACGGTCCGCGCCAGATCCCGCGTTATCTCCTGCCCCACCAAATCCCGCAAGCTCATAAGTAAAACATCGCCGCGAACGCCGCCCAAGACCCGCCGCACTCTCTGCGACAACTGGGCAAACTGCTGGCCGGTCGGCGTGTACCCGATGTACTCGGCAAACACCTCGTCAAGCAGCTTGTCACGCAACCCGAACACGCGATTAAGCTGAATGTTCGGCAGCGCTACTGCGTGGCGTTCTTCGACAAGTTGAGCCATTCTTTAGCCGTCGTGTTTAGATCGTCGACACGTCGCCAGTCCGCTTCCACGCCCTGCGTCAGTACGTTCATGATAGACTGCACGATGTGCCCCACGGACTGCCGCATGCTTGGGTCGAGCTTCGCAACATCGATCTCTATTTGAATGTCGCCAGGATAAACAAATCGCAGTACCGGCGCAGTCGAAGCGTCCCACTGCCCGGTCTCGAACGCTGTCAGCGTCCCTTTCAACAAGCGATAACGCTTGCCGAGTTCGCTAATACTCTTAGCAACCTCGGCAAGCTCTTCGCCAACGCTCAGAAGATCTTTCGATTCGTCCATCAAACAGCCGCCGGTCTTCGTAGAGGTACACACTGCGCTGGAACGTCGTCAGGCGATCGCTGATCGCGAATAATTCGCTGCCGCTGCCGCTCCAACATATCAGCCTTCATATGCGCAGCTACAGCCAGCTCGCGCAACTTGGTTACCAGTTCGTCGAGATTGTCCAGCAAACCAGTCGGCACTTCCGACGCCCGCATTACCGACAACTCGCGCGATAAGTCGTATCGGTCGCCAAACCATTCGTCGTCGAACTTGACCAGCAACTGACCGACCTGTGCATCCATATGTGCTACGCACGCCGCCGGAGATTGCGGTTGGAACGGGCCGACTTCGTTTACCGGAGCACTCGCCGGCGTCAGTTCAATCGGGTCGGCTTCTGTCTCCAAGCCGTCATCGCCTTGGTCTTCCTCGGCAAGCTCCGCCTCCGCAACGCCGTTACGTCGCTCAAGCTCGTGCAGCAGCGTCGTACGGTTCCACTTATTGGCCAATGCTTCCTCGGCAAACGCGCGGCGCTCGTCAACGTCAGCAATTCTCGCCATGTACAACAAGTGCCACCAACCGAACACGTAACGCCCGTTGCGCTGCGATACGAACCAATTGAACACTTCCTCGGGGTACGCCCCATATACCTGCCGGGCGTGCCGCAACGTCTCACGCGACAACCCGAGCTCGTCAGCAAGCTTACCGACAATGTCCTGCCCGTAATAGTTGTCGCACGATTTCGCCTCGCAGATAGCATCCTCGACGCACGCGCCGATCCGGTAATTGCCAGTCACAGTCGTGCGCGTCATGTCGCGTAATATCTCCGCAATACGCTCAATAGCTCGCGCTTCAATTTCCTGCAGCTCCATCGTAATCCCCTTCGTAACCAGAAAGTAGTAAACGCCCAGCAGCCGCTTCGAAGATGTTACGATGCACAGCCGACTGCCCGTCGGACCGAGACATCATCCGAATGAGAACATCAAAAAGCGGCACACGATCACGCCGCGATAGTTCCGTACCCTCGCGGCCGTAGTTTCTCACCTCGTTAAGCGTCTGCCTCAACGTGCCTCGCGGCCAGGTGCGTGCTATCTGCTCGACAAATAGACGAAACTTGGTGTCCTGCGTATCGACCATCACGCGACGCGATCTATCGAGCTCGTCGCGAACCGTGTCGAAATCAAGCTGCCGCGAAAACAGTGCCGTCAGGCGACGCATAAAGTATTTCTTGCTGAACGCCCGTTTCGCCGTACGCCAGTTGAAAATCATTCGCCGCGGCTTCTCCGTAGCCCCACCGACATGCAACGACCAACCAGCCGACGCATGCGGCATCTCGTTTTCACTGTAAACGAAGAAGAACCCCAAACGACCCAGCGTGCCGTCGTCAAGCGTAAACGATTTCGGCAACAAGTAATCAACCATTAGTTGCCTATCGTGCATCATCGCGCCACCGAATATCGGTTCGAGACCGTGCGCTTTCGCCGTCTCGACAGCAAGCGAATAAACCTCATATGACGGCACCGGCGCTACATCGCTTCTGGTAAAACCATCAACGCGGCGATCCTGCGTATTCTGTAATATCCATGATTCAACGAGCCTACACTCGTCACAAAAACGCAGCTTGATACACTGGTTTAGAATCTTCACTGCTACCGGCACCGACTTCGTATTCGGCGTCATGTAGCCGCCGCGCGTACGGTTGCCGATATCGTTGACCAACGAAAATAGCGGCCAACTCAACGCGCTGCACAACTGCGTTAACGCCGCTGCTGTCAACGGATAACCACAGCAAGACATACAACCGTCCGGGTCGAGCAATAAATCTTCATGCGTACGGATCGGCACCATCAACGTTCGACGGTATAGCAGTTCCAAGTCGGTCAGCAGCTTGTCGCATTCGTCAACGCTATACATTCGCACAACGCGGTCAGCTGCCAGCTGGTTAGGACTATCCGTTCGTCTCGCCATCACGCACAACCAATCCAATAGCCGTTAACAAGGTCAACAAAGGCTGTACGACCAACCGTACGCCGGCAAGGTCCACAAACCAGCCATGCCCGGTTTCGTACTCGCTGCCTCCGTCATGGATTACAATGTAACGCCCGTGGTGCGGCCAATCAAACACGACGCCGCGGAAACCGCAACCGGTCGCCGCTAAGTCAATATCGTCACACAACGTACGGTACGCTTCAACAGCAGCAGATTTCGTCGGGCGGTTCCATAAATCCTGCTCCAGCTTCGCTAGTTTCTGTAATTTAGTCGCCCGCAACCAGCAAGGCAGCTCGAGGAGCTTGACCAGATCGCTCAAGCGCATGATACGCTCCCCGAGCGCTGCCTCGCTGAGATCCTGCAGCGGTCTAACCAAGTCCGTCCGCTGCGACCACTTCAGGATCTGGCGCACTACACTCTGCTCGTACGCGCGAGCTTTAGCCCGCGCTGTCTCGCGAGGGTCAGGAAGTAGACTATCAATATCCATCAAAGACTCTGGGCTCTCGCCAAGGCAGCCTTATTCGCTTCGCCTTGGGCGACTAAGTAATCATACACTTCGCTTTTCGCCAGATGCTGATAAGCTTCAGAAAACAACGGTCGTCGCGCGATATGCATAACGCCGTAAAGAGCATCCAACAAATCCGGCCTAAGCTCAAGCGCGTAACCTAGCTCCGTCGCCGACACCGGATCGCTCGACGGCACGCCCAGCGCGTTCGACCAATATAACTTCCCACGGCTGCCGGCAGCTTTCTCGTGTACGTCGACGATCTCTTTGACCTTCGGCTTGAGCTGCTCCCAGACCTTTTTCGTCAGCCCAACGCCATCCAGCAACAACAACGTATTCGCTTCGAACCAATCGAACCGGCTGTGCAAACGGTACACGGGCTCGCTGCCTTCCGGCGCGTCGTTCTGATACCACATGTGCAGTTTGACCTGGACAGACAAACCGTCCTTGCCGTAGCTGCTCTCCATCGTACTGAGTTTCAGTGTGACTTCAGTACGGTCAGCTTTCTCTACCGACCGCAGCTTGGCGAGCTGCAAAGTCGTTGCCGCGTGGTAACGCAATGCCCGACCACCTGGTATCCGCATCTTCGGCGCTCCCGGCACCAGCGTAATGTCCGGTTTGATATGGTTAATGCCGACAAACGTGAACGGATAACGTTTGATCTTCTGCGGAAAGTACGCCAAATAATCCTTGATCAAATTGGCCTCTTTGGCATACCGTGGCGAAGCATAGCCGTCGGTATCGATCTGCTCACCAGTAATGCGGCTGACCTTGCCCATGAGCGAATCGACACCCAAACATACCGGCAGTGTAGGCTCGCCGCTGCCGATCTCGCCAAGAGATTTCTTCAAAGACCCGACATAAAACGTCGCTGCTGCCTGCCACGCTTCCAACCAATCGCACGATTCGACGCGAACCGCTTTCTCGTCCCAATCCAAAATCGAGTTACGCAGCTCCGGCGTCGGTTTCGTCTCCGCTTCGCATATGATTCCGAAACCGCCACATATGCGATGCCAACGGATGATCTCAGCTAAAAACGTTGATTTGAATGATTTCTTCTCGCCGACAACCAAGTACACACGACTGAGCGGCAACCCTTCACTCTGCAAAATGTAGCGCGCCGCTAACGACGGCACCGGAAGCGTCCAGATGATATCGTCCTGCGAATCGCTGATAAAGTTCCGCGTTTCCATCTTCCTGGAAACAGCGCCAACTGCAGCCTCCAACACGTCGTCTGCCGCAATGTTGCCAACACTAACCGTCTCGTCTTTCTTCTTGCGTTTCGCCATTTTGCAACCACCAAATTAGTGTAAATCGAAAAGAAACCGCGGCTTAGTAGCCGCGATCACACATAGGGTCCGAAGTCACTGAACCCCGTTCCGTACCCGAGCTTGTTGCAGCGCCGCTAAAGCTGCTTTCGCTGCGTCCGAGACAGTTTGTCCCGGCTGCGTCGCGTCTTGCGTCGCGTCTTGCGTCACCGCCGCCGCTGCCGCTTCAGAAACCGCCGGATTCGGCTGTGCTTCTTGCTTTACAGCCGCAGCTGCTGCCTCAGAAGCCGCAGGATTCTGCTGCTCGCCTTGCTTCATCGCCGCTGCCGCTTCGGCTGCAAGCACGTTCGGCTGAGTTGATGGCGGCTGCGTCCCGCCCGTAACCCAAGGCGCGTCAGCGTCAGGCTCTGGTGGTTGCGGCGGCCACGTTGGCGCTTGGCCCAATGCCGCCGGGTCGACAAACTGCTGCGCCGGTTGTTGCGGTGCCGCTGGTTGCTGGCCGAATGCCGGTTGCTGCGAGGCCGCTGGTTGCTGACCGAATACCGGTTGTTGCTGCGCAGGTGGTTGCTGACCGAATGCCGGTTGCTGCTGCGCAGGTGTTTGCTGCGGTGCCGCTGGTTGCTGGCCGAACCCGAACTGTTGCTGCTGCGGGTAAGTAAACGACGCCTGCGACCGGTTCGGCGAATAAGCCTGCCGCACCGACTCCGGCAACATCTCGCCGAATCGCTCACGCAACCCGTACGCCAACATATCTGCCGGCAAACCGCACGAGCAAAGCATGCGAACCTGCTCTTCTATCGACAACACGCGAATGGCCGAATCCCACGGGAAGATCTGGTCGGTAATACCGGCTATGCCAGCAATAGCCGCGCTCTGCCCGTTGCCGATCGTAACCTCGTAAGCAAACGACGTAGACTGACCGCCGGTCATCAATGTCGGCTGCACGCCGCCAGCCAGCAGCCCAGTCTGCCCGACCTGCTGCGTCCCGGCCTGATAGAAATCGACAAACTCGCCACCATCGAGCGCGACAATGTCTTCGTACTTCCGCTTACCCTGCTCGTCCTTCTTCTCAAGCTCGGTAAGCAGAGCCGTGCCAGCTGTCGGCGGCAATACCAACACACATGTCGGCGTGCCGGGGACACCGATCGGCTGCGGCAGTGGTTTCGATCTGTGTCGCGTGAGAATACCCTGTACCAAGAAAATATGCGACGGCTTCGACAACGTGCGACGAGAGCCGCCGGTGCCCTTAACGCAGTCGACCCAGTGCGGCGGCGCCTGTCGCGATTTCACCGCCCGCGATACTGCCGTGTACAACTGCCACACCGGCGATTGCTGCTTGTCCTCGTCGTGATTGCGAGGATCGCGATAAATAAACGTTACACCCGGATCGCCCCAGCCGCGCACCGCGTCATAACGGCGAATCCAATCGCCGAAATCGAATGGTGCATCGCTTAACCGGAACGGGTCGAGCTCGTCCGGCTTCTCGGGATTTCTCCCAGGAAATATGCGGAACGTCGTGTATGTGTAACTCCACGACGGCCTGTATAGGGCTGCGTTCACACCAGGTTTCAGAATGAAAAGCCCTAAATCACTACTCTTATCATCAGTCAAATTTTCGTTAAGTCGATATCGCGACATCAAAATACTCCATTTACTCCACGCAAAAGCGTTCAGGGATACCTAGTTTCTTGCCAACTTCAAGCGGTATCGACTCGCCCCAACGGAGCATCACTTCTTTGTCGACACCAAAATGGTAGACCGGGCTGTCTTTATGAGGCACGCCCTCTACATCGCACGAACGGAAGGATACGTTCTTCGTCATACACTCTTCTACCACTTCATCGTAAACCTCCTCTAAACTACGTACAGGAACTTCCAAAATAACCGCATCGTGAATCTGCAACACGATCCGGTAACCCAATTCTTCGCGTCGCGGATGCGTCGTGAAGTTATACAATGCGAGACTAATCGCGTCTGCTACGGCGGACTGGCAGATAAAGTTCAAAAACTGCCGTTCAAGTTCCCCCATCACTTTGTTGTCCGGCGACTTGACAATACGCCGATACCGACCGAAGCAGTTGCGAATCCAGCCCTCGTTCCGAGCACGAGACCGCAACTCTTCCTGCAACGCGTTCAGTTTGTTGTACCGCGAGAAAATCGTGTCCAACAACTTCTGGGCATCCTCAGTCGTCACCGGCACGCCTTCTTCATTGCACTGCCGCGCAATCGCTTCGGCGCTACGCCCATACATGCCGCCGAAGATCACGTTCTTCGCCGCAACACGCAGCTCTATCCGATGAATCTCCTTCAAACCGGCTTTCGTCGGCTGACAGTCCAAACGAAAAGCCTCGACAGCTACGTTACTGTGAATATCGTAAAAGTTCGGATCGTCGTCAGCCAGGAACGATCGCAGCGTATGCTCGATCATCTGCTCATCCCGCGCCTGTGTCGCCGCCACGAATAACTCAGCACCCTTGAAATCGGACTCCAGCAGCACCATCGGCTCGGGTTTGTTGTCAGCAATAATAAACGATCGTATTTTGTACTTGTACATGTCGCCGGCAATACGCTCGTAATCGCCCTCGCGACGCTTCGACAACGCCTGCAAGTTCGGTCGCGAACTCGACGCTCGACCGGTTTCCTTGTGCTGACTAAAAGCACTCCGCACACGACCGTCTACACATATGAACGATGCAATACCCTTGTCATACACATAGTGCCCATCGGCATCGCGAACAACTTCGCCGTCGACCACTAACGGCTGAGACAACGCCGACTTGAGTATCTGGTCGATAAAACGGATGTTGCGAAGCTTCAGCACGCGCGGATCCTTAGCACCTAGTATGCCACACGTCTCTTTGTCGGTACTCGGAGAGTACTTGGCTTCCTCACCGTCCTCGATCACTTTCTCCCACGGCTTGCCGCGACGCCCCGTCGATTTGACCGGCATCAAATCGAACGTAATAGCACCGTCGGGTCGCGTACGCTTCGTCGCATACTTGTCGCCGAACAGCAACTCGACCGATTGTTGCGAAGACCGCGGATTGAAAGTCGGCCAATGAATCAATTCGCGGAACTCGGCCAATAGCTTCTCGCGTAGATGCATATAAAGATCAACCAAGTCGTCGACACGACCACGATCGACCTTGATGCCGGTCATGTGCATCTCAAGGAACGCCGCAAACGCCTGCATGGAAATCTGAAACGGTAACCAGTTGTCGTGCCCGTACTGATCGCAGTCAAGCAACCCCCGCTTACCGTTAACACCAGCATAAATATCTCGCAGCCGATATGTGTACGCCGCATCGCAGGCGCCGTACGGATACAGTATGTCGCCGGGGCAATCGCCGTACCCCATGAGCTGCTCATTGTCCGCAGCCAGCTTCTTCTTATGCTCGGTACGCCACTGGACCAATTCGTGATCCCAGCGCGGCGCGCCGCAGTATCTGACGCCCTGCAGCTCCAATTTGTACTCGGCTGTCTCGTTCACCGCATGCGCGGCCAACGACGTGTCGAACAGTCCAGCGTACTCGCCGCTGCGGCGATCTGCCAAATCAGTCGGCACAGTGCAGCGGTGTAACAGATTCACACCGAACCAAGCCAACCACGGCAAGTCGGCAGAGAAAAAGTGGCCGATCAGTTGCACGTCGTCGCGGTCAAGCAACCGCAACAGCTCGCGACGAACAACGTAATCGCCCGGCCTAAATGCCGGCACGCCACCAGCCTCGTTTACCACGACAACAAAAGCTCGCTTGCCGTCGTCGCTAAACTGCACTGTCCGCAAGTAGGATTCAGGCTCGCCCGGATACCTACCGTGCCACTCGGCATCAACTGCGATTTTCTTCAAGCCTGGCCGCGACACGATCTCGTCGACAATGCGAACCAAATCGCTTTCCTTGTAAACAAGAATCGTCTCTACGTCGGCCTTCCGCGATGCCGTCTCCGTGCCGTGAACCAAGCCCACGAACTGCCCTAGACCGGCAGACATCTCCGGCAGTAGCTCCGTATTGCGATACACTGCTGCCGGATGGCGAACGGCTACAACACGCATCGTATGCGAGACGTCCCCGATCTCTATCGGAACTTCCTCGACGCGACCGATCATCGCCGTAACCTTGGCATGCCTGCCACAAACAGCTTTCGCCGCATCCGAACCTAAGCACAACACGAAGTCAGGCCGCAACAACGCAAATTCAGCATACAAGAACGGCAGACAATCATTGATCCAACGCTTCGGTAGTACGCCGCCGCGCGGATCCAAATGCTGCCACCGCACAAGGTTGCAAACATACCAATTCGTCAGCTCTTTCGGCGTCGCACCGACACGCAAAAGCGTCTCTTGCAAAAGCTGCCCGCTCGGCCCAACGAGGTTCTGCCGCATGCGAGACTCTTCGACGCCGGGGTGCTTGCCGATGACCATAACTCGCGGTTGCTGCGACATACGATACGGGCCGTACAACGAATCGCCCCAGTAGTGACCAGGCACAATCATCGCCCGCTCGGTCTGGTTGCCGACAAGTACCGGCAGCCAGTCAGGCGTATAAAGCAAACGCTTGTAAACAGCATCCAGCTGCTTAGCTACAGCGTCCGCGTCGTCGCCAGCCAAAGACTGCGACCATTCGGTCATGTCCGGCCCAGCCGGCGGCATGCCCGGTGTCTGCAACGCCACGTACGGCCGCGTATCGAGGTCGACCTCGGCAGTCGTTGTATAAGCCGCTAAAGGATTAAACATCTACAGTCCCAAAAGACAACAAATCGATGTTCTGCCGCTTGGCACAACCGTCGATGTATGCCCAAAGAAATTCCCTATCGCAGCTCGCCGGATCCGTTCTCGGCGGTAACTGTACATTCACTGTCGGCATACTTACCGCCAAACGTCCGTAAATATCGTCAGCTGCATCCGCTGCGTCGTGATCGAGCAAAATCACCGCCGCTTTCCAATGCTGCAAGATCAAACGCTCCTGCACGTACGACAGCGTTTTGCCGCACAATGCAACCGCGCCGCGACCCACAGCCCACACGTCGGTAACACCCTCGACAATAAATACCACCGGTGATAACAATGCTCGGTCGTAATCGTAAAGCAGCAGATGCTTCATCATGCCGGGACAAGTGTAATACTTGGGCACCATCTTTGGTCGGTGCGAACCGATAAAACGACCTTGCCAACCGACAAGCCTACCGTCTTGGTAAAACGGTATGATTAGGCGGCCGCGTGCCCGCCACATTCTCGCATCGTCAACACGCGCACAGTAGCGAAGATCGTACAAAGTCGCAACAACATCCGGATCCCACCCGCGCTGCCGTAGATACATACGTGCCGGGTGGGCGTCAGGCAACTCTTTCAGTGGGATGCTGTCGCCCGGCAGCTGCTTATCTTCGAGCGTTTCAGAAACAATCTCGCCGGGGCGAATCTGCGCTGTCAAATGTGCGTCACGACCAAAAGCCGAATATACTCGATCGCGAAGCAGCTCGCGATATACCGGCTCGGCCAAACAATCTTCGTTAAAACATTTCGCTGCCCACCACATGCGGTCCTGGTATCCGTACTCCGGAAAGCCGATACCCCATCTGTGGTTGATCCACAGCCGTGCCCGCGAATCGACAGCGCCGCGGCCAGGGCAAAACGGACAATCTATCCGATACGACTCGCCGCGGGATCGCAGTATGATCCGCGCCGACGCCGGATTAGGTTGCGGCTCCAAAACCGCAGCCTGGCCCGGATTCGCGATCAATACGCGACCGTACAACCGCTGCAAGCGGTTGTATAGCATTGGATTCAATGGTTCGATCATCAACCGAAATCCTGATCGACTTGCAACGGATTCGCTGACGTATCGGCAAACCTACGACTATCTCGTTTTGCTACGATCTTTCTCGTAACCGAATCAATCGTGTACTGAGAATTGACATCTATCAATTGGCTGAAATCTCCATCAATCATGCAAATTGTCGGTGCCATGCTCTCAGCGCGTCGAGATTTTGTCACTCGCAATACGCAAGTATTCGTCGCGTGATCCTTAGTACCTAACACAAAAGCAAACCAAGCATTAACAGCAAAACTCGAACATCCCTCAGCGTCCGCATGCGTCAGTTCCGTTACCGGAGACTTACGATTCATCGCTCCGCGAATCTGATGCACGACAAACACGCTGCACTTAAATGGCGCCGCTATTTCGCAGTGGCACGTATCAACGAATTGCGTCAACTCAGCCGTCAAAGACCGTTCGACGTCGCCACCGCGGGATTGAATATGCCGGCGGGCGCAAGTACCGGCCCAGTCAATCAAAACGAGACCAGGCGACTTGCCGGTCTCGTTCGTCATAATATCAAGATGTTGTCGGATCTCTGGAATACCGCCAAAGCCTACCGCCGGCGCGCCAGGTCGCGGCCTGCCTGAGAAATCAAATAACTCGAAGTGCGTATTCAAAGCCTGCGCAGCGACTTCCTTTCTGGCATATTCGCTTGGAATGTCGCCGGCAGGAAAGATCGTCCGCTCGTAAGGGAACTCTCCGCCTACACGACTCAGCTCGTCATAACTGGTAATCGCGTCAAGCCGCCTACGCGGTATCTGCGCAGTATTCGCAATCGCCCGCTTACTGATATCGTCGTGACCACCTTCGTAACAGAAATATGCCGTTACGCGTGACTGCTCGTGCCGTAAGAACGATTGGTACTGCCGGAACGCGTAAGCACAACCTATCTGCACCGCCAGTGTCGTCTTGCCGACACCAGTCGGGCCGAGCAAAACGTAAACTTCACCAGGCTCGGTACCGCCGTTCAGATAGTCGTCGATAAACCGTAAACCCGTAGGCTCCCGCGCTACAGCAGTTTCTTGCCAAGCATCGGGCACAACCGGCTGCGCCTCGTAGTTGGCGACCGCACGGATCTGCAGAATCTCATCGTAAGCGCGGCGCAGCAAGTCAGGCAGTTCGGGTACTTGCCCCTGACCTGACATGAACGCGTGTGCAAGCCGGACACCGACTTGTCGCTGCATTAAAAACTGCCGCAGTACTTCTACTGCGGCTTCTGGTGTTAACTGGTCCTCGGCATTCTGTTCGCCATACAGCCAGTCGAGCAACTGCATCGCCAATTGCTGATCGCGTACGGTTGCCGCCGGTTGCTTCGCTACCTGGCCGGCAATGTAAGCACGCATCAACGACGCCCGAGGCATATCGTTGTAGCGGCGGTAGTACTGCACAGCAGCCCGCCATATCAAGCTGTGTGCTCCTTCACCTTGCCCTGAGAAAAGCGTCGGATCGACCTTCTCGACAGCGAGACGGAATATCCGCTCGCACCGCAACATATGCGCCAGCAACCAATTGACTGTAAATGCGTCAATCGGGATCTGGATTTTCTCAAGTTCAGCCATCGTTCTTCCTGATATTAAAACTACGCCGGTACGCCTCGGCTCGTTGTACTATCTCTTCCGGCAGCTGCTCGCCCCACCCGGTCACGTATCCGTTGGGATCCTGCATGAATTGTTTCAGCGCCAGATCTTCATAGATATCAGCGATGTAGCGCGCGCCGAACGATAACGCCGTCGCGTAACAAAACAACGCCGACAAATGCCATCGCGGCTGCGATAGCAAGACGTGTTCCCAAAGCTCCTGATCTGTCTTGTCTGGGAACCAACACCGTGTCGTGTTGACAGCCGCTACGAATTGCTCCAACTCGGCCGCATACTCCCGCTGCCGCTGGCTTTTCGTACCGACCAGATTGATCATGTAGTTGCGCAGCCGTTGCCGCGACAACAACCAGTTGGGCTCGACTAAAACGCCACCTTCCATGACGAAATTGACGTAACCCTCGGCGTCAAAACAGTTCGCTTCGAGTAGCATCAGCGCGATGCGAACCCATATCGACGTATGCCGCCGCCCCGAACTGTCTTCGCCGCCGTCCCACTTCGGCATACGCTGCATGCCGTAAGTACTCGGCACACCCTCGAGTGTCGATACAAGCGCACGACGACGAGACACATAAGCCTCCCGCACGCGCGCCGCAAACTCCTCGATGGGGTCTTGAACAGCCTCTGCAGGGTTAACTGCGAACCGTTCATGCGAATGGGCCACGTTTCCGTGGCCCATGAACGCGCGTAGTTTCCGCTGGACTAGCGCCATGTTACTTGCCATATCGTTTAGGCGTCCATAATGTTCCATCTGGCATGTACTGCGACCAGCCTTCGCCAGCGTAAATCCGCCGACGCGCTAATGACTGCTGCAGCATGCCATTATCAAAATAGTCCATGCAATCGACCAAAATGCCAGCCTTCTTACCGGTCTTTTCATCGATACGACCAACACGACCGGGCATCTGAATACTGTTCGTTTTGCTGACGCCCCCGGCAGCGCGGATCAGCACTTGCAGGCTGTTAAAGCTTACACCAACAGCCCAAACACCCGTAGCAATAGCTCCAAGTATCCGACGTTCTTCGAACGCAACACGCAATGATTCTCGCCGCTGTGCTGTCATTCGCGGCTCGTCGTCAGATAGTAAACCCATACGCCGCCACGTTGCCATGCGTTCCTGCGATACGCCTTCCGAATAACAGCAGATGAACTCCGGCAGCAAACGGCGCAAAAAGAGCATATGCTCAAACGTATCTACCAAAATCAGCGTTTGCAAGCCGCGATCAACGAAACTTTTCGCGGCCTCAGCAATTGCCTCGTTTCTCGCCGCATTCCGCCAAATTCCATGCCGCTTTTTAGCTGTCGAAGACTGCAAATGCGCAATCGGATTACAGTCGGCATCGATGCCCAACCACTTAACGATCATCGGCACGACCAAACCCGCACGCACTGCTTCAGCATGCGATATCTTGAATATGGTCGGCCCGAAGATCGCTTCCATACGTGCGTGCGCGTTGTCGGCCCGCGTCGCTACAGTCGCCGTAAAACCATACATACGAGCATGTTGGTACCGCGACAGTAGTTTGACGTAGCGGTCGGTCATCATCTCGTGAACTTCATCGACCAATACGATATCGGCATCGAACAAATTGTGGTGCAAACTGTCAGCAGTAAAAACTGTTACGCGACCTTCAATCCGCTTACCGCCGCCGATCTGACCCACATTAGGCACCCAACGTATACCCAGATTGCGTATCGATGCCACAACATCACGCCGCCGCGTAATGATGTCGATCTTTGCCTTTGGGTAAAGTACGCAGACCATCCAGATGATCCACATTTTCCCAAATGCCGGAACTGCGTCGATTACCCCACGTTCCGAAGCTGCGATGTTTGCTATACAAACGTCCTGGTATTTTCGAAACTCGAAACCCGCCGCTAGAGCGTCCCAATCCTGCTCGTAGCAGTCCGGTCGATCTAGCGGCGGATCATCCCTTACCACATCAACTTCGTATCCGCGAAGCTTGAGCGTTCTGACAATACGTTGCAGCCAACCGACCTGGCATATGAGCCGGCCCTTACCGTCGTACTGAAACATTCGCCGGTTCTCATACCGCACCGACGCGCCTCTACCACGACCGCCATGCTCATAGTGCCTATGCGTATAAACCAACTGACCTTCGATCAGCCGCAACACGTCGCGCGGCAACGACTCGCCGTCGCCACCCGACACACACATCAAAGGGCCAGAACGGTGTATGACCGCTGACCGCGTCGCTATCGCTGTCGCCATAAAATTGCCTTATCGCCCCACGCGCAAAGTGTCACGCAAGAACGTCACGAACGCATCAGCCTCTACGTCATACAAAAAGAATTGCTCGGGGTCAAACAGATCAAAGAATTTTCCTTGCCCCGAAGTGTCGTAAAGCTTGGCCAGCCAAACGAGTCGGATAAATCGTAAAAATTTCTGGCTCGCCCGCAGATTGCATTTAACGTCAAACATCGGCTGCTGCGCGCCGTCGCTACGCGCATAAACACCAGCCCATGTCCGCCAAATAAAATCAGCCGGTGACTCCAGCAACGGCTTTGCCCTATCGCCCATCGCAACCCGTTTGGCGTCCCGCCAAGCATCCAAAATGCGACGACAGCGACGAACACGCAGCGACCGTATGTTGTACCGCAATGCGTCGGACATGGACTTAGGGTCCAAACCCATATACGCCATCAACTTACTGTCGCGATTCGGACGCAAAAGATCGATAAACCAACGAGGATCTACGATCTCTGCCAAAACTTTAGCTAACGCGAAACTGTCGTGCGGCACAAAAGAAACCGGCAAATACGCCGGATGTGCGTACAACAAACGCTGCTTCTGCGACACGAACTCGTCATAACGACAGTTACGCATACCAATGATCAAACTGTAAACTGCGTAATCATCCAGACTAACTTCATGAAATCCCCCTTGTGACGGTGCCAGCCGACAATAGTCCATCTCACGCAAAACAATCTCCGGATGCTTGCGATATCGCTTCGGTATCTGCAAATCCGGATTGCAAACCTGCAAGGACTTGAATTGGCGCCGCTCCCGAGCCACGAATAGCTCGCAAATCATAGCTGCGTTATCCGCTGCACCGACAAGCTGTATCGTCTCGTAACCGTCGATGTGACGGTCAACGAACTCCGGGATTGTCGCAGTAATAGACACAGCCCGACGCCCCGGCTGCGCTATCCAAATACGCCGCGACGACGATCCGAACGGGTCTACGTAGACTTTAAGCTTATCGTGTGACATTTAGGTTACACTTCCGAATAAACTACGTTGTCGAACAAGTAAGATAATCGCGGATCGTGCGTTACGAACAACAATTGCAACCCGTTAGTCGACGCAAGTTTCCGCAGCTGTTTCAACGCATCGGGCAAGCGGGCTAAGTGCTGCTCGTCCAAATACGCCTGCGCCTCGTCGAGCACCAAAACATCACTGCCAATAAACAGTGTATTCAATGCAATGCGCAACGCAAAAGCCAAAACGACGCGCTGCCCAACGGACAACCGCCGATCCGGTATCCGACGCCCATCAGCGAACAAAGCCGTGAAGCCTAAATCTTCAGTCGGCTCAACGCGGAACGGCGCATCGAAAATCTCCAAAGTCTCGTTGATATCTCCCAATAACCGTTCCATGTAGGTGTACGTCACAACCCGCTGCAACTCGTCGCGGTGGAAAATGCGTCGCAACTTCGTCATATGCTCCAAAGCTGCTTTAACACGCTCACGTTTCGCGATTTGCGCGTCAGCACGTTGCAACACACCTTCCATAACACCGAGCTGCCGCCTCAAATCGGTTAAACTGTCAGTCAAAACGCGGATATTCGCTTCGATCTCGCTCTGGTCTCGTAACTGCGATTCCATCGCCTCCACGTCGTCACTGACTTCGATCGCATAGGCTTCGGCCAGCTTGCGGCTCGCCATTTCCTCTTCGTCTTTGATATTCGCTCGCGTCGACTCGTACTCGGTCTTCACTTTCGTCTGCGCCACCAACGTCTCGGAAACACGCAAACCAGCTCGCTGCAATTGCTCACGACCGCGCCGCAGCTTGTTCAACTCTTCCTCGTCAGGCGGATCGCCCAACTTCGCCACAGCCTCGTCCAGCCGCTCCTGCAAGCGCCGCAACCGTTGCAAGCTTTCGTTGTATGACTTGAGCCGCTGCTCATAGTCGTGATACTGCTCGTACCTGGCCTTAACGTCGGCAGCCGCAGCTTCCAACTGCGCAATCTCTTGCTGCAAAGACGCCGATAGCGTTTGCTTGTCGACCGGCTGCCCGCATGTCGGGCAGTTCGCTTCATCGACTTGCTGCAGCTTGGCCAATCTGGCACGCGCATGTTCCAGCTGCGACGTCAACGAAGCGAACTCGCCGTACAATTCGCGCACTCTGTCGGGTGAATAGTCCACAATCTCGGTCGTCGGCTCGCTTATGGTCGACGCCAACGTAATGACCGCCTGCTCCAACGACGCAACTTCATTCGCCCGCTCAGTGTAAAGCTGGGCCGCCGCGTTGAGCTCGGATAAACGCTCTTCGACATCGCCGTACTCTGCCAACAATTGATCGAACGCACGTTTAGCTTCGTCGTGCTCGGCGACAGCTTCGGCTAACGCTACAGCCAACTCGCCAAACCGCTCCGTCTTGGGCAATACCGCGTCAATACGTCGCTGCGCCTCGGCATACAATTGCTGCTGGCGGTCGCGCGCAGCAATCTGCCTACGGTACTCAGCCACCGTCTCGGGCGATAAACGGACGGCTTCGAGTCGAGACAATTCGGCCTCGTACTTATCGCGCTTCGCAAACATCTCGGCCAACGTCGACCTGACTTGCTCGATATCGTCAGGATACGGCGGAATCTCGACACGACTCGTTGCCGTCATAATTGCCTGCCAGATCCGCTCCGCCGTGTCCGTCCCAAAGAGCCGCGCCAGCTCCTTGGCGCGATCAGCCGGGCGCAGCTCCAACCACGCTGTAATCTGCTGCTGGCGCACGAAAATGTGCTCCTGCAGATAGCGCCGCGAAATGCCCAACCGCCTTTCGATCTCTTCGTTGACCTCGACGATCGTACGCCCGTAACGCTCGCCGTTGACCGTCAGTAACACTTTGTTCGGCCGCAAACCGCGATAGACCTCAATCGTGTCGCCGCGATGCTCCAGCGTTAATCGCACATACGCTCGGCTGCCTTCGGGTGCTCCTTGGCGTATGTCGTCGGCCTTCGTACCAGTGCCGCCAGCATCCCCGGTCAATGCGTAAAGCATCGCCCGAATCATGTTCGATTTGCCGGAGCCGTTCGGGCCGGCAATCAAGTTGAAATGCGGACTGAACTCGACCGTACGGTCGTCATACTGGCAAAAGTTCACCAGTTCAAGTTTCTGAAGTTTCACCAACGAGCTCCTCGAAAATAGCCTTCGCTTCGGTAACAGGATCAGCCGCACGGACCAACCTGACAGCATTCTGGTAAACCGCTTCGTCGTCCCGATAAAGCTCGGCAAGCCCGCGCAACAGCGCTTCTTTACCGCCGCCGGCGACGATGTGATCGCGCTTATCCTTCGGAATGGCAACTGCAGGGCCCTGCTCCGGCGGCGACACGCTGATAAACAAATGCACCGAATCGCCCGCCCGCCGCCGAATGAGTTCGACTGCGTCAGGAATATCCGCACGCACCTGAACCCAAACGATGTTCTTCTCGATCTCCGGCGGTACGTGCGGCTGCGGCTGCGACACTTGCGACTCGTCCCAACGAGCCAACAAGCTGTCCAAGTCGGCTTCGCTGTTGACGTACCACATGAAACACTGCCGCTCCAATAGCCGCCGAGGCTCCACATGCAAGTCGTCGTACAGAAGATAAACCCGCTTCGGTGCGTTCTCGTTGATCTTCTGCCGACACAACGGACCAGGCGACACGAAAGGCAAGCATTTGCTGCCAAACTCGCGATACATCCCGCAGTGGAAATCGCCGGATACGATCAAACGATGCTCCTGGCAAGCATCCAACCAGACGTCGCCCAAGACATCGCCCATCAGATCCTTCCAAACCTGATGCGTGACGAATACGTCAGCCGCCGCAACCTTCCCGACAGCCTCGACGACTTCGCTCGGATGCTGATAATCCAAACCGGCAAACGCCAGATTGCCGACCTCGATCGGCGTATCGGTAAGATGCGTTGCCGCATGCGAAAGTGTCGAAATAATCGGCGGTTGCGAAAGTTCGTGCTGGCCTTGGACGTACAACACGCGACAGCTCGCCGCATCAGCCGCTGACAAGAATCGCTGCATCGTCGCCAAAGCAGTCGATCGTTGCAACTTTTCGTTGAATATGTCGCCGGCAAGCACCACGGCTCGCGGGGACAGCTGTTCCACGATATTCGCTACTTGACGGATGCCGTAGTCGATATCGCCAACCAAATCGGGGTGGTCAGCCCAAATGTACGGCATGCGGCGGATATGCCAGTCAGCCGTCAAAACTGCGATAAGCTCGTGTGACACTAAATATCCCTCCGTTCAAGAAGCTTGTTGAACTGATCGACCGTCAACGGCGGCGCGTCCAGTTGCCGATGACTGTAAAGTTGCACGCCAAAGTTATAAACTGCGTCCTTTTCGGCTTGAGTCGAAATACCCATGCTTTCATAAAGACCAGGCGGTACCGCCAGCCGGTGCGTACCGTCACGAACCTGCGACACCAGCGACTCTTTGAAATCGAGCCATAGCTCGTTGAGCTGCCGCCCATGTCGCATAGCCAACGAAAACTGCAACGTGCCGGCCTCAGCGCCGTACCAGGCAACCGCATCGGCAGCAGCTGCAAGTTCGCGCTGCAGTGTCTCACGGTAAAGCGATGCAAACAGTCTCGCACTCATAGATCGATCTCCTTTATGCGAGCAACAAGTTCCGTTGTACTGCACGATACGGGCGGCTTCGGCGCTATACTGCAGAAATCGCCGCCGCAGGCCGCCACCGTGCTCCCTTCCGGTATCCCCGTCGGCGTATACCCCGGCCCTTTGAAGTACAGCCGCGGCTTGAGTTGCCGCAATATCTGCTGCGCAGTACGGCTGCTAAACGACGTCACCGCCGCCACGCTCTCCAACGCCGCTAACGAGAACATCCGCTGCTGGAGCGGAATGATCGGTCGCGAATAACCCTTGTTCTCCCGCGCTGACGCATCGTCGTTCACCAACACGAACGCCGGTGACATATAGCGATTTCTCGCCTCTGTCAACAAGGCGATATGCCCCACATGCATCAAGTCGAAAACGCCGTTGGTCGTCGGAAACACCTTGGCCAGCTGCGGCCCGAACGTCAGCGACAATTTCGGGGACAGAATCTTGCGCTGGATATCGCCAGCAATGTACTCGCCCCAGGCATCGAATAGCGATATCGGACACGGACCCACGTTGTCACAAGCTGCCGTCGCTGCAGCCGACGCGAACTCCAAGGCGGTCTTTGGCTCTAGTCCAAACAACTCAGCCATCACGTACGACGCTGTCAGCACGTCGCCGGCACCGACGGAATCGCATACCTGCCGTTGCCTGGTCAGCACGCTCTGCCCGTCGGAAGTAATCGCGCCGCGCGGACTCGTGATGATCAGCCGCTCCGTATTGAGCTGGTAGGCCAAAGTCTCCGTATCCTCAACACCCAACCGCAGTTGCATCACCGCCGCTTCGTCGCTATTCGGGAATATCGCCGTCGAGGGCGGATAGCGATGGAAATCGCCTTTGCTGTGCGGATCGATGTAGATTGGCGTCGTCACACCGCGAAATGCCACCGCTGCCGCCCCTACGGCGTCACCGCCGTAATCGGCCAGCACGATTGCGTCGTAAGCGTACGCGCCCAGCAAATACTCCACCTCATGCCGCAACTCACCTAACGCCGTCGCCGGCAACGCGTGATACTCCCGCGGCGTTATGTCGTGGCGAGCCAGCAAAGCGCCGTCGCGAGAATAGTATCGCCGGCGGATACGAGGTGGCCGCCGATGCGATATCGCAACGCTCACACCTTCGCCCGGTGCGTACTTGAGTCGCTCGAAGCAAACCAAGTCGACGTCGGCGCCGTACTTGCCGAGCTGCCGCGCAATCAGCGCCGCACCGCCATATCGGACATCATTCGGGGTCGTCGATATCTGATACACGGGGATCGGTGTCGTCTGGTCGACTCGGTCGCACTTGATATCGTACCGCTCGTCCGCAACGACATCACCGACCACCAGAATCTTGAAGTTCGCCATTCTGCTGCTCCAACGAGAATATGAGCCGCCCATCGCCGTCTATCACGACAGGCTCGGAAAGATCGACGTGCGGCCGTACGCACGATGCTAGAAATTTGCCGTCCCGGTGCCACTGTATGTCCAGCCACGGGCCGTGCCTGGAATCGTACAGATACAAGTACACGCGGTCGCTCGAATTAGGTAACCCGGCAAGCGTAAGCGTATACAGCAGCGAATCTTCTGTCGTCGCTCCTGCGGTCAAAGAAAGCAGCGATGCCAGCGAAGCATACAGCTCCGCTGGCACCACGTAAACTGCCGCAATTACCCCAGGCTGCTGGTGCAGCGCTGCCGGCAAGATCGGTTCATTCGCCATAAGTGCCTTCGACGCCACGCGCTTCGCGGTCAGCAGTCCGCGCTGCGAGCGCTGTCAACGCCTTGCCGATGTAATCCACCGCCAACGCGTTTTCAGGACACGCCAAACGGCTCTCTTGATACAGTTCCAAGCGATCGAGCACCGCTTGCAACACGTCCTCGACGCGCGCTCCGTTCGGCTCGTCGCCGTCCTGGACCGGACCGCGCTGCCACGCGATCGTAAAACCGCAACCCCAACTATGCCCGCCTTCGGGCAGCCCATCCTGCGTAAACCAATGATGTTGACCGCCTGCCGGCCGCTCAGCTACTGCACTTCCCATAGCAAACCTCCAATAACAAGTATCCGGATACTGATTTCAGCGAAGCAGCTCACCGTATCGCTGCACACGCCGCGGAATGCTTCGGTAAATAATCGCTAGGATCGCCGCCGCATGCGGCGACATCGCATCTGTAAGCCACGATTTCGGATACCGCGACATGTTGACCACGCCGAACGCGATCTGAAAATCGCTCTGTGGTATCTGCCGCGCTGGAAATTCCAACGGCGGCTGCCAATCAGCCGGCGCAAGCATCATGTACGAAAACCTCGTTACGACATGCGCTTGCCGTTCGGCAAAACCATTAACCCGCCGCAACACGACGGTAAACCTGTTAGCGGCGGCCGGTACGTCTGCTGCCACAAGACGTCGAAATTTTCGCCGCAACGGTTTATAAGTCTCTTTCGCTATTTTGTCAAACTGGACCGTCGGCGCCGGCCCGTAAAGCTCGATCACATTGCTGCCGTCGGTACTGCCAAGGCTCAATGATCCATGAAACACACGCATATTCGTGCTGTTTTCCCAGACACGACGCATCGCGAAGAACAACCTGACCACGGATGCGCCGAAACAAAATGGGCAAATTGGGATGTTACATCGCGGACGGGCGCCACGGTAATAAACACCAACCGGCGGACAGACCATCGCAAGCCGCATCCTCGGGCTCACCGGCAAACCGGTGCGCTCCATGTCGTACAAACGGCGACGCCACAGTTTCTGCACCTGGAGAATCTTCTCGCAGCAATTCTTCTGCGTCATCCGACCAACCAAACGATCGAACACGGCGCGACGAGCAGTCCAGCTTGCCTGGTCATTGAACATCGCTACCGGTTCCCAATTCGGGTTCCACTGCGGTTTCTCCATCTGATCTTCTCCGTAGTTTGCCGCCTGAGCTCCGTACGCGGCGGCTGAGACGCTGTAACGGTACTTGAGGTGTTCTGAGTCATTCGGCGGCTCGAGGCTCTCAGAAGCCAAATATGAGCTTCAATAAACACCACCCAAAAGTATTACGGTTTAGTGGTCCTTCGCATTGGTGTCATAGACATCTGTACACTATGGCGGAACTGTCAAAATCGGCGAGTGGAATTGGCTGTAGTCCAGCATCTGTAGGCTAGAGCACCCGCGTGCAAAGTAAAAGCACGCGGGTGTGCTCTATCCTGGATTACTTAGTAACTTTTACTTTGTTACTAAGTAACCAGCAGGTTACAGAAACCGCATGTGTTAATTTTTTACCTTGTTTTATAGGCTAAAGTCCACTTTAGAGGCCAATTTCGCCAATTTGTTGTCACAGCAAATTTTGATTTTACACAATAAAAACATACCACCTCTGGGGTTTGAAACGACTAGCTGCGGAATTTTCCAATCGGGTGGTTTTTACCACCTTTGGATTGAGATTATGTTTCAATAGTCTCTCTCCCTGCCGCCGCCGAACTAAACGTATGACCTCAAAGGTTGTAGAAAACTCTGTCATTTTGACACACAATCTAGTAGACCTTGGTTGTGTGCTAACAATTTGTCACACTTCTGCCGCCGAAATGCTTGCATTTGTGCGACCAAAAAAAGAATTATTTGAGCGCAAAAACAACGGCCTGAGTCGTAGCTCAGGCCGCCGTTTCGGTATCCGGATACTTATTTCTTGGACTTCTTGCAGGAGTCGAGTTCTGGATACTTCGCGCACACTTTTGCTTTCACCTTCGCCGGATCAGAAGCGTACCGCCGATAAGCTAGCGCTGCGATAGCTCTTTTCTTCGTATCGATCGGGAAACTGCCACTCGGCTCATGTTTCTTACTTGGGAATACTTGTTTTGATTTCGGCAGCTTCTCCCGCCGTTCTTGTGTTATTTCGGAGTACTTCCGAAACATCTTCTCGTGCTTCGCTTTGAGCTTCCGCAGCTTCTTCCTTTTCGTTTCGGCAAACTCTGTCGCCACCGACGGTTTCACCTTCTTGGCCAGTTGTTTGACCTTCTTGCTTGGCGCTTCGATTTCGCCTTTCTGTACGGCATGGACCATGCCGAACAGCCGCTGCTGCGCCTTCGATTTAGCGGGCATAATGTTTAACCTCCTGATTGGTTTGTTGTCCAATCCGGATTATAACACTCTGCCGACATAGAAGAAAATAACCATGCGATGCCTTGCCGAGCAGCGACTAGCCGCGCCAAGCCCTACCTAGCCGTGCCAAACCTCGCCGGGCTCTGCCCAGCGTGGCCAAGCCAAGCCAAAAGAAATCCCAGCAGCCGCCGTTAGACGACTGCTGGGCAATACCATGCAATACCGTGCCTTGCCCGGCAACGCCGCGCCTGGCCCCGCAGTGACAAGCCTTACCGTGCTCGAGAAGCCTACGAAGTCCCAGCAGCCGCCGTTAGACGGCTACTGGGCAATACCATGCAATACCGTGCAGTGCCCCGCAACGACTAGCCGAGCCATGTAGTGCCGGACCCCGCAGTGCCACACCATGCCATACCAGGAGAAATCCCAGCAGCCGCTGCTAAACGGCTACTGGGCAATACCTCACATCGCCGGGCAATACCTCGCATTGCCTCGCCGTACCATACCGAGCCCAGCAATGCCTTACACTGCCTAGCGTTACCGTGCCCAGCCGTGCTCGAGAAGCCTACGAAGTCCCAGCAGCCGCCGTTAGACGGCTACTGGGCGATGCCAAGCCTTGCTTCGGCAAGCGATGCTCTGCCTGGCCAGGCAACGCCCTGCCCAGCGCAGCCGCGCCTTGCCATAGCTGTTTTGCCACGCACGACCCAGCCTTGCCATACTCTGCCAAACCACGGCTTGCCAGCTGAAATCCCAGCAGCCGCTGTCAAACGGCTACTGGGCAATACCTTGCAATACCATGCAATACCTCGCAATGCCCAGCATTACCTCGCACCGCAGTGCCTTGCCATACCTAACCTTGCGCTGCGCTACCATGCCTCGCCACCCCTCGGCGCGCCGTGCCGCTCTTGAGAGCAGCAAGCAGAAATCCCAGCAGCCGCCGCTAGACGACTACTGGGCAATACCATGCAATGCCGCGCAGTACGGCGCCATGCCCCGCCCAGCCTAGCGCAGCCGAGCCAAAAGAAATCCCAGCAGCCGCCGCTAGACGACTACTGGGCAATACCATGCAATGCCGTACACAGCCGTGCCAAACCTAGCCGAGCCATACCTGGCCTCGAACTGCCCTGCCCTACCGAGCCTAACCAAACCAGGCCGTGCCGTGTAAATCCCAGTAGCCGCCGCTAGACGACTACTGGGCAATACCTTGCAATGCCGCGCAGTACGGTGCCATGCCCCGCCCGGCCGAGCCCAGCAAGGCCACGGCTCACCCTGCCGCGCCGAGTAAATCCCAGTAGCCGCGGTCAAACGGCTACTGGGCAGTACCTTGCATTGCCACGCAGCGCCGTGCAAAGCCGAACAATGCCATACACTGCGTCGCCAAACCCCGCCCCGCATTACCAAGCCGAACGATACCTAGCCGAACCACGCCCTGCCCATCTTGGCCAAGCCTCGCCGTATGAAGCCTCGGCAGCGGCGATTAAACCGTTGCCGAGTAATTGCCTTGCACCACCGGGGCAAGCCGAGCCTTGCACTGGCAGGCCGAACCCTGCAAAACCATGCCCATCCGGAGCATGCCGAGCCACGCAAATCCAAGCAGCCGCCGCTAGACGACTGCTTGGCAATACCTTGCAATGCCTGGCATCGCCAAGCCCAGCCCCGCCGTGCATCGCCATGACGAGCTGCCGCCGTGCCGGGCCACGCCGATCCGTGCCGTGGGCAAGCCGAGCCTTGCAGTTCCAGGCCGTGCACTACCAAACCTCGCCCTGCCGCGCCGAGTAAATCCCAGCAGCCGCGGTCAAACGGCTACTGGGCGATATCATGCAATGCCGGACCTCACCAGACCTCGCCGGGCCTTACCAAACCCCGCCGGACCCGGCCTCGCCACACCTTGGCTTGCATCGAAACTCGGGTCTATGCGGCTGCAGACCGGGTCTTCTCGTCGACTTTCCACTTCGTGACGACGAACCGCCCATAAGGGCCTTTCGTGTCCGGGCGGAAATCTCCCAAGCCGATTCGTTTACCGGCTGCGTCGACCAACTCGCGCGTCAACCCGAGCGACATAATCTCTTCGTCGAGGTCCAAGGTAAACGCCAATTTCCAATCGGTAAAGCATGGACGGTGCCGCAGGATTCGACCGCCTGTCGACGGAATGCGAACCGCGCGGGTGTCTACCATCCACGGTTCCTTGTGGATAATTGGCAGCTCGATCTCAACAATCGCCAGCGCGCTCGGCACCAGCGACGTCTTTTGCGTTGTGATCTTCGACTTCCCGTTCTTGAAAAACTTTCCGGCGGCGATAATGGCGCGGAACAGATTCGGACCGGGGATAATCGGCTTACCGGTCTTTTCGCTGATATACAGGCAATCTTCAGCCTGTTCTTTCGGCGATTTCTGTTCGCCAACCTGGGCTGCTCTTGTGCCCTTGGTTGCAGCCATCGCAGCCGCATCGGTAAATTTGTGAACCAACAACGGGGAAACGCCTTCGATCTCACAACTGATCAACATACTACACACCTTACAAGAAAATGTCTTCGGTCGCGGGCTTAATTACGCCCGCAGCTTATTGAGCCTTATGGCCTTGGGCCGCGTCCTCGCGCGCCCATTTCAGCAGTAAATCGTAGAGTTCGTCGATCGACGCGACAGTCTCGAAATATGCGTAACTGTCGCTCGGTTCGTCGCCGAAACTCATACCGCCGGTAAGCAGCATCGCGTAGTCCATTCCCGGAAATCGCACTGCGCTAACATCCCGGCGATCGGGAGCTCCCAGAACGTGCTCGACGGCGTCCATGATCATCGCGCGGCGTTCTGCCGCTGTGACGTATTCGTCGCCGGCATCGAGCTGTCCTGTAAACTCGGCAATATCTTTAAGATCGCGATCGCTGAACTTGTTTAGCAGTTCGCGAATCGCCGCCCGCCGCGAGTCCGTCAACTCTGCTTGCGGAACACCCATGAGGATTAAATCAGCGCCCATAACACTACCTTTTGATTAACGGACATTCACGCAGCAACGCTTCGACCGCCTCGTCGCCGCCATGCTCGTGTGCAAACTTTTTGAACTGTTGCGACAATCGCACCACGTTCAAAGTGCGGATACGTCTGCGGCATTTGCTGCAGGCCAGCAAATAACGCCGCTTGCCAGGTCGCAACCACGCGATCGATGTCAAATGCAATGCGTGGTCATCGTCCTCATACAACAACATCGGTCATCCCTTCAGGAAAACTCTCTGGAAGAACATCATAAATTGTCGCCTCCTGTGGGAACCCTTTGTAGCGTCTTGCTAGAACAGCGAGGGCGTCATTTTCGACTCCTTTCGCCTTGAGCCTGGCTTGCCTTGCAATCTCGTCTACGAGAATGTTCATATGAACTACGTTTCGCGGGACATGATGCCACCGCACGCGGTAGCTATTACTCAAAGCATCTATCATCGCCCAGCTCGTACGGTACTTTTTGCGATAATCCGGCGTGTTGCCGGCTAACGCGACCGCACGATTATCGGTAATGATGTCGATCGTCACCAACTCGCCGCGCTGCGCCAACTGTTTGCGAAATTTCGGGCCCTCGGTCTTGACGCCGACGAACCATTCGATCGCATGCAGATACGGCCATAGCTCAGTGATCTGCGTATTCGCTACATTGAGCGAGCCGTAAAACAGTTTGCGCTTCTGCGTAAGCCGGTTGATCAGCACGCAGGCCCAGCCGCCTGCCCGTGCCCAGATGCTCCCGCTACCGTCACCAATCAGAATGATATGCCCATCTTCGATATTCAACCGCCGAACTAATTGACCAACAGTAAAGATCTGTTGGCTCATTCCGTTGGCGACTCCTCAGACGAGTTTTCCAGGGCACCGCGTTGTCGCTGCAGCTCTTCGAGCTCTTTGTTGGCAGATTCCAAGATCTCTGCCGCGACCTGCAAATTGCGAGAGATGCGGTCTGTCACCGCATGCTGCACCCGCGCGATGTTTTCCGATAGTTTTATCGAAAACAGCGGTTCGGACCCGGTATTTGTCGCAATCAAACCGAAGTCCAAATCGTGTGCCGGCAGATTCCACACGAACGCAATACCTGCGCCCGCAAATTCGGGAATCTCCCGGTTGAGTCTCTGTGTCACTTCGTCGTACGCCTCTACGACTTTTTCGACAAAAGTCTTCTTGGGGTATTCGACGAAGGTCTTCTCGTCCTGCGACTCCGTAGGAGCCGCTTGTTCGTTTTCATTGCTCACTGCTTATTACTTTCTGCTGCTACTCCATGTTATCTGCTACGTCTCCGCGAATACGTTGCAAGACGTAGCCTAACGCTAAACTCAGTCGCGTCGCCGCCATGCTATAGATCGGCAGTTTGACGACAATGTCCCACGGTTCTCGTAACCAGAGACTCGGAAGGTAGAAAAAGACGATGAGCAACAGCGGTACCCAATGCGATAGGCAGAAGCGGCAGGTTAAAAGGGTTGCCACTAATTCTCTATATGGCCCGACGCGCCTAGTGCGCGACCCGCCGGGTTCTCCCCACGCGGACACCCATTCCCGCCAGGCGGCAACGACGGATTGCTCGTACAACCAGGCGTTGATGGGTACACCTGCAGCCAAAGCTATCGCAATTAGGTCCACTGCGCTCATCGTCTCATCGCACGATTTGGGTTGTTTGCTTCGCTAGCGTGCTCTAGCGGTTGTTGGCTTCGTCCGCTTCGGCAATGCCCATACACACTTGATAAACCATGTACATGGCAAAGCCAACAGGGATGAACGGCAATAATGAGCCTGCGATCCAAGCAAGCACTGCCGTTCCGCCAAGCCACAATGCTGCGTAATTGAAATAGAAATCAGCAATACTAAAGTCGTCCACGGGTCAAGCTCCTTCGCCTCGCGGCCAAGGCTCCAGCGTCGCTCCTCGATCGGCCAATGGCGGTTTATGCCATAAGGCATCGACGATAGGCAACGGATCTTTCAGTTGCGGTACGCGATGTACCCGAATATCGTCAGGAGAAAGCGTAGGAGCCGGGTTCCGGTACGTTGCCCGTACACCGTATCGCTCCAAGAACAATTTCGCTGAAGTCATCTCAACCCGTCCTGTTTGTAGTTATTGTGGTTAACTCGTATAATCTATCCGCCTATGCTCATTTTACCTGAGAAGCAGCTCGTATAGTACATAAACCACAACAACCACAACAAACAACCCATCCGGTACGGCGTCAGCTACGGCGCCGCACAGCTTTCCGAACCCTTCAAGACGCTCACGGTCGTTAGCCATGTCAAACCTCCATACAGCTACCCAATTACCCGAAACATTTACACGAGTTTTTGAGTTGCAGAGAAGTGACGGCACAGCGATCCGCGACGAAGAGCGGCTATCGCGATTCGTTCATCTGATCCAAAACAAGCGTATACACTCTTTCGTCCACGCTTTGCCGCTCATTCTCAACTTGAAGGGCCGGCCATACACGCTCAAAGATCATGCCCCGTTCGAAGAACTGTTCCGGTTCAAACAGCCGCGGCGGACAACCTACAAGACGGGACGGCAAGTAGGTAAGACCGTATCGCAGGCTGCAGCAATCGTAGCTCGACTTGCGTCGATGCCTAACAAGTATCACCCAGAGCCGCATACGATGCTGCACATCACGCCGCTCTATGAACAGATCCGGCGTTTCAGCACGATGTTCCTCGGACCGTTCCTGCAAACGTCGCCGATACGACAGCTGCTCGTCGACCCGCGCTGCGTCGAAAGTGTGCTGCACCGCACGTTCCGTAACGGCTCGCAAATCCTGCTGTCGTTCACCGGTATCGGCCCGGAACCGAACCGAATACGTGGTGCTTTCGCAGACGAATTATCGGAAGATGAATCAGTCACCGGTGACACGCTGCTGACGACGCCGTTAGGCCAAATACCGATCAAAGACGCTAGACCCGGCGACATCGTAAAATGTTTTACCGAAGATAACCACGTACGATGGACGACCGTATCCAAAGTGTGGTACGCTGGCAGACGCCACTGCTACCGCATCACGCTAGAGGATGGATCTTATGTCGACAGCACATCAGAATCGTACGTGGCCACAGATTCCGGATGCTTTCGAGTATCGCAACTCATCGAAATTGCCGCCGGAAGCCGCAGCTGCGCAACGCGAAATCGTACTAGCGAACAAGAACAAACCACTGAACCAACAGCAGCTGCAGCTAGTGTACGGGACGATGCTCGGCGACGGGCATCTGACGCCGCGAGGTGCCTACGTGGCGACACAGAGCTACGCGTTCAGGGAATACCACTGGGCAAAGTACACGATATTGTCCGATTACGTCTACGGCGTACCGTCGAAGCAACAGAAACGCGGAACAGACTTCTGGTCGGTGAAATTCTGGACTGCCGCCACACCGGAATTAGCGTCCCTACGGCAGCTTTGGTACCCGGACGGCCACAAACGCGTAAATCGCGAAATCTTGCAGACTATCGACGAACTCGGATTTTTGGACTGCGTAATGTGGTGGATATGCGACGACGGAACCAGATGGGGTCCGAAGTACTCGCCTACACTAAGCCTTTGTACGCACGCTTTTCCACAAAGCGATGTCGAACTTTTGTCGAACTGGCTGATGGAACACGGCTATCGATCATCGATTCGCGAGCAGACCCAGTACAGAAAGCCGTTGTATACCCTGATGTTTGCAACGGAGTCAGCCGTACGGCTGATGCGGAAACTGACACCTTTGGTACATCCTACTATGCTATACAAGGTGGCTGTTACTGGGAGGAACGACACGGAAATCTGTCTGTTCTGCAAACAACCATTCCAGTTGAAAACGTTGCGGCGTCGGACCGACCTCGCGTGGTTCCCTTGCTGCGACAACCCCGCGTGCAAGTCTGCCAAGAAGAAGTTCATGCGCCAACGCGAACTGTCCAAGCCCGGCGCCAAAGCCAAACGGCAGCAAGCAAAAAGAGAATACGTGCAACGAAACAAAGCCGCAATCTACGCCAAAAACGCCGAATGGGCCAGAAACAATCCGGACAAGGTTCGCGAAATTTGGCGACGCGCCGACGCCAAGAAACGCCGCAAGCAACAAGAAGCTATGCCGCCGTGCGTCATTTGCGGCAAACAAATCAAATTGGAACGCGGCATGAAACATACGCGAACCGCTTGCGGCGGCTGCCAGCCGGAACTGCTGCGGCGACGGGCCAAGATCGCTTACTACAAGCGCCGCATGCGTACCGCCAAGACACAGGAACAACGCGAAGCCGCAGCTGCGAAAATGCAAGCCCTGAAAAAGTCGATTGGCGTCGAATAGTCAGCATCGAATACGTCGGCATACGCGATGTTTACGACGTTGAAACCGCCGGACCGCATACCGTAATACTCAACGGGCATGCGCGACCGCAATGCCAAGACATCGACCCAAGCCACGAAGGCGTGGTTGACGAAACCATGTCACACTCTACTTGGGCCGTCAAGAAGAGCACCGGCACGCCAAAGACGCTCGACAACTTGCTGCAGATCAAGTGGGAAGAAAGCAGCCAAGCGGAGTGGTTCGTGCCGTGCTTTCATTGTACCACAAACGGACATCCGACCTACAACATTCCGTCGATCGAATATCATCTCGACGCTATGATCGGCCCTTGGCGCGAAGATATATCCGACAAGAGCCCAGCGACGATTTGCTACAAATGCGGTAAGCCGATTTCACCGCGATTCGGTCGTTGGGTGCATCGTTACAAAGCGCGGCGTTGGACGCATGCCGGCTATCATATACCGCAGATTATTATGCCGATCCACTTCGCTGACCCAAACAAGTGGTCAACGTTATTACTCAAACGACGCACATTGCCAGCTTATCTGTTTTACAACGAAGTGCTCGGCGAAGCTTACGATACGGCAGCAAAACTTGTCACGCTCGCCGACCTTAACAAAGCTGCCGTGCTTTGGCCGAACGACGACCACGAAGCTCTGCAGCGACGTCGGAATTATTCACTCGTCGTCCTCGGCGTAGACTGGGGCGGCGGCGGTAAAGCCGGTGACAGCTACACGACACTTGCGCTCGTTGGCGTTCTGCCGACCGGCGAACTGAATGTCATCTGGGGCAAGCGACTGCTCACGCCGCACGATCATATTCGCGAAGCCAAAGAAATCATACACTACTGCAACATGTTCTCGCCCGATTTCGTTGCACACGACTACACTGGCGGCGGTTCGCTACGCGAAACGATATTGATCCAGTCAGGCTATCCGCTGCAGAAGATCATGGCCTGCAGCCTTGTACGCAGCGCTCGGCAGGCTCCGTGCCAGTTCATACCGGCTACGATGCAGCATCCGCGCGATCACTACAACGTCGACAAGGCCAGAACGCTGCTGCTTACGTGTGCCATGATCAAACTTGGGCGGCTCAGATTCTTTCAGAACGATTACATCTCGGAATCAGAGCCGGGGCTTATCCGCGATTTCTTGGCCCTCGTTGAAGATAAAATCAGCTCGCAAGCCGCTGCTGAGATTTACCGAATCACGAAGATCGCGAATAAATCTGACGATTTTGCGCAAGCCGTCAACTTCGCCTGCGTCGCTATCTGGCACGCCACGCGGTCCTGGCCAAACTTGGCGCTCGGCAACAACTAGCCGTAGACGCGTAATGTGCTGCTATCGTTCCACCAGCGAAACGATATGAACCAGCCCGGATTCTCCGCGTCGCCGACGCCTACCAGCTTGCTCGCTGCTGCCAGCCGTTTGGTAACGTCGTCCGGATCCGGGATCGGCACCCGCCACTTGTCGGCAATCAACAGTAGCGTCGCCTGCGGTATGAACACAGTACGCCGAGACGGTTTGTCTATTTGCAGCAATGACAACTCTCGCCGCCGTTTCTCGTACTTCGGATTGTACAAGGCCAATTTGCCGTCGCTGACCGCCTCTCGCAGCGTATCGCGGAACAGCGCTGCCCACTCGGTCGTGTCCGAAGTATCCGTCAACAGCCGTAACGCTGCACGTTCCAAAGCGTCCGCATCGCCTGCAGCCATACTGAGCATGTCATGCAAAATGAACCTAACAAACCCCTCTCTAGCGTTAAGCAATCGCTGGGGATCTTTGGCGTACCGCTGCAGCCATGCCACCATGACAGCGCCAGCATGCCGTAGGAACCGCTCTGCGCCTACGTGACGCGTTTCGTCGCGAATTACGGTCCAGGAGCCCTGTAGGGCCAACCAAGGCGCCCAGGGCCGCGGAAACGCCATAACAGCGGCCTTTTCACTCCCGTCTTGGACCCATGTAAGCCGTTTTGCCGTTGGGTAACCGCGGCGGACCTCGACGATTGCCGGCCAACGGCGTCCGCGGAGCCTGGCCTGCAGCTCACGGGCAAATTCTGCTTCGCTGTAGCTTGCTTGCAGTTTGATCGTATCGCAGCCGCAAGCCGCCGCCGTCAGGCTGCCGATCGTTTCGGCGCCGGTGCCGGTCAGCGCAACGCCGCGAGGCTTGATGACCCCCAATACCGAAACGACGTTAGCCGCAACGGCTGCCAACGTCGCCCAAAATACGGGTAGGGCAGGATGAGTGTCTGTCAGCTCATCCCACGGTACGCCTTGCTCGTCCGGGTTAGGAAACGGATCCGACGCGTTTAGCAAAGATTCCGTATCCGCGCTTACGTCCTTTGCGACAATGCGACCGCCGAGCTCGACTACAAATCGCGGGAAACGGAAGCCTGCAGCATCACCATCCCACCCTATCCGGTTGTCTATGTTGCCGGCGCGCGGCGGATGCAGCTGCATGGCGATGTCGATAGCATGCTTCGACAACGTCGGCAAATACCGCATCACACCAAGGCCGGCATCGAGTATCTTGTCCCGCATCCATCGAAACGTGTTCTGCTCGATCGTTTCGACAAGCTCGCAAAACTCCAGTGTGCTACCGGCATATTCGATATGCCCCGCATAGTACGTGTCTTGCGTATCTTTACTGTGGATGACGTTCGTTATCCGGAGTTTCGCATCGCATACGCAAGTCATATCTTTCTGCAGGAACCAGCCTGCTGCCGTCTCGATTACGACACGGTTACCGACAGCCGCGCGCCCGTAGCTCGCCGCTGGTTTGGCAGCTCTTATCGCACGGGAGATCGGGCGTGTCAGCATGTTATGCAACGAAATTTCAGCGCTTGGCGGCAGGTCCAGATCCTGTGCGTAAATCTGTATTTGGTCGAGTTTTGCCTCACGCAATTCCCGGTGCAACACGATACGCCATTCTTTTGCCGTTTTTGAGATGGCTTCGAGAAACGCTACTGGTCGCACCTGTAAATGTCCGCTGCCGCAGTGTACGCGGGCGTCGAGCCTGGCCGCCAAGTTGAATACTGCCGGTGACGGCTCGCAGCACCAGATTACGTAGTCCTTTCGCGGCAGATTGTCTAATGCGACCCGTGGGAAGCATAGCGGTTGTTTCTTTGTCCTGAGCCGGCCCAAGTAAGTCGCCAGCAGCGGCAGCGTTGTCGCCGTATCGCGGCTGTGTCGCAGGTGTAACAGCAACGCTGCAGCCGGGTCAGTCGCAATCACTGTTGTGTTGCAGTGCAGCGGATGCGGGCGATATTCTGCGTCCCACGTCAAGAAACCGACGTCGGCAGTGTCGCCGCTGACACCGCTTAACGGTAGGTACGTCGCGAACTCCGGGGCATCCAAGCGGTCTGCTACGAAGAACCCGCAAACATGCTTCGGAGCGTCGAAAACAGGCGATATGATCAGCTCGCTTTTGGTCATTCCGGTCAGCATCTTAACGACGCCGAAGACCTTCGAATCGCCGTCGCGAAGCTGCTCGACAATCTGGTTTCCGAACATTGTGCCCAATAGCCAACCTACACGGCTTCGCCAAACCTCGCTCGGCAACATGTATGCGGCCGCGCCGGAGGCAAACAATGTCCGAAGATTCCGCGTGTGCTGCAGATTAGCTACGGCATCGCTGAAGATGTCGAGGGCTTTCGCGTTCTTCCCGACAGCCGCCAGATATTCGCCAAAAGTGTTATGCTCGATAGCCAAATCACGGACAGTCTCGATCTCTGAACGCCAGTGTAAAATGGCTTTTTCTTGGTCTACATCCAGATATTTGGCCAATAGTGATGTAAAATCACCATAAGAGCCGCAGCGAGAACAATGATGCCACGGTACGCCAACTATGGTATCCTGGTAAAGCGTAAGCGTTGTATTACCGCATAAGGGGCATCTGACACGCATCGGCAGTGCTGTGCCTGTCGCAGACGTGTCGATTAGCTTAAGTAAGTCATACCACCGCAAATATGAGCCTAATTGCATGAGGGTTTCCCGATGACGCAGCAAAATTCACCTGTTGCCGTACTCCCTCCGGATGGGAGCAGCCAGCATCTTTACAAATTGGCGCAAGCTTACGGCTTACCGCAATTCGTAAAAGATGCGTCTTTGACAGACGTTCAAGCCGTTGACAATCTAGGGTCGCATATGTTCGCAGACCCGCTGCGGCGACGATTTCCATGCCACTCGGCGGCTGCGACTTGGATCAGCGCTGCCGCTTTTGCCGAAAGCCAAGATAGTGGCGATAGCAAAATCGAGCATCGCATCAAGCAAGCTGCAGCTTATTTCGGCGTGCTGCCAGACGTCGAAAATGTCATGGCCAAAATCGCTGCCGACAACGTAGTCGACGAAGATGCGCTGCCAGACGACGTATTTGCTATTGTACGCCAATTCGAAGATGGTACCAAGCAGCGACATTACCCGCTGCGTAACACTGCCGAGATCCGCAAGGCCGCAGAGTATGTCGTTAAGCATCGCCGTGACCTGCGGTTCGCCGATCGTCACACAATTGCAAGTAAAGTCCTCGAAAAAGCAGCCGAGTTCGGCGCCGACATCGCCGAGCATCGCGATATGCTCGAAAAGCTTGCTGCCCGCGGTATTTGCGCCAAGAGCGACGCGATCAAGATGATCGACAAACGCGTCCGATCGCTACGCGGTCAACAGCCCAAGATAGCAGAGCAACTGCAGAAGCTGGCTGAAACGATCGACAAGATCGAAGATATCCATTTCGCGCACGAATCGTTTGTCAAACTGGCCGAAATTATCGACGACTTTGACCACCAACATCGGCTCGTCCAAGCATATGGCGATTACTACGAGCCGCCGGAAGACGTGCTGTTTGCAGTAACCGAGAAACTAGCAGCCGAGCAATCGAACGCGTTGATCGGTACAGTTACCGGCAATTACTACCGCAAAGACGACCTACGCAATGTCTCGCCTGGTGTGCTGCGAGATCACCTCGGCGACGACTTCGCCGAAACTGTCAGTGCCGGCCCTTGGTTGAATATCGAGAAGTTCGCCGAAATCGTGCCGACGCTGCCGCGAGACGACGCCGAAGTGCTTGATATAGCATTGCAAGACGCCGGCATTACGCCATTCGCCCAATCCACCCCGACGCAGCCGCGAAAGAAATCGGCTGCGTCAGGGCTGTGGGCCGCGTTTGCTTAACGATCTTCGTTACGCCTGAGCGTCGGCGGCTCCGCGTCGTCGGCGCTTTTTTCGTCAGTGTCCTCCGTGTTGTCGTCGTTTTCTTCGTCGACAGCTTTTTCGCCTTGCAGCTCTTCTGCTTTGCTTTCTAGCCGCATAAGTGTCAGCTCGATAGCTTGCAGTCTTGCGTTCAGATGCGCGTAATCGCTAGAGATCGCTTCGACGTCAAGTGCATTATTGAGCAGTTTGTACATCCTGTCGTTGATCGCTGATATCACGTCCAGCGTGTCTGACGTCAGGATGTAGTTGTAGATCAGAATGGCGACAACAACGAGCCAGGCTACGACTGCTGAAGACATATAGGCTCCTTATAGCAAATCCCGCACTGTGTGCAGGTTACCTCATGATGTTGGTTGATGCCGTTCTCTGCCGGACATACCGGCTTGCCGGCGACTGTCGTTTGCCGGGTATCTCGCATGACGCGAAACACGAGATCGACATATGCAGGCACCCTATCGCAGTCTTCCGGTACGAGCATCCATGCCACACGAACATTCTTCCACCGTGGCGGCCTGCCAGATTCGCGATGCGTTTCGCGGTCGGTCGACCACCAGAGTGACATGTTCGGCAATTCCGCCAGCTCACGTAAGGCTTTACGGAGCCGCGGTAGCCGCCAAGATCGTGTGTACGCCCAAAACCGCGTTTCGGGGCATGCTTTGATAATGGCAATCCATTTGCGTACATATGCCGCAGAGTAAAAGTCTCCGCTAACGTGAATACGCACTAAACTGCGGCGACGCAAGCGATTGATAGTTTCAATCATCTCGCGCGCAAATTCGCGACTTTCCGCTCGCGAAAGACGTTTCTCGTTTGCGCTGCTCACAATATTGTTGGCAAACCGACGGTGCTTTGCGTAGCAATGCTGGCGACACAGCTCGGTTGCACCGGGGCAGGTAACGTCTGCTGGTATGCTAAAACCGCGGACGTTTTTGCCTACCTTGATGTTCGGTTTCGAGAGCAGCAGCGTCAACTAACCGATTCTCCGCAGGCGACGACGCACAGCATGCGTTGTCGCAGCATCGTTGGCGATGTTGACAACCGGTTCGACGGCTTGTGCTAAAGCATTAGCGGCCGCGCGATCTTCTGCGTTCAGCGCTGCGATGTCCGCGTTGCTGAGCATTTGATCGAGACGGGAAACTTGTCGCATAATATCTTCGTCCTGCACGAAGCTGAAACCGCGAAGCAGTTCGACGGCTTCGGCAACCTGCCGTAAAGTTCCTTGTTTAACTACGCGCCGGCGCCGCAAGCTTTCGAGCAGATTCGCCGTTGCTTCGTGCAGCCGCTGCCGAGGCTCGGCAATGATCTGCTCGACAAGCGTATCAGCGAACCTGGCGACGCGCTCCCGCAAAGCTTCGGCCAGATGCGGGTTTTGCGTCAACGGTCCGGCGTCGATATCGTCCAGTACCAGCCGTAAGCGTTCGGCCCGGTCGTTGTCGCCGGCAGCCGCCAACGCGCGGTACGCGTCACGGAGCACCGCTCTGTGCTCCGGCCCGAGGTTGTTGCCGTTGATCGGCACGACCATCGTCGCGAAATCGAATTTGTTCGCGATCGCGTCGGCACTCGGCAACTTCTCGATAAGCTCGTCTGCCACGATAATCGAGATTCGCTGCAACCGTTGCCGAATATTGTGCAAAATATCCGGATATGCGGCGACAAACGAATCGCGGTGCGCAAGGAAGTCATGCCGAATCTCTTCAAGCTGCCTGAACACGTCGTCAGCTCGTGTTGCCGGCAACAGTGACAGCTTGCTATGGCTGATCGCGTGGCGATGCAGCACTTTTCTCGCTAAGTACTCATCGGTGCGAAACGTCTTGCTCCACCGCTCAGGCATCAGATGCCACTGCGGGTCGGTGCAAAAGTCGTCACGTACCGGCACGGTCTCATTGCCAGCCGATACGTTGACGACAGCATCTCGCATATGCCGACGCAGCCGCGGCCAGCGGATCGTCAGATCCACGACCACGACGTTCTGCTTGATCGTATCAAGTGTTGGCATACTTCGTGTTTTCTCGCATGTATTCGAGTTCAGCAGCGATAGCTGCATCCTTCGTCGGATAAGGCCCAAGTACCGGGCCGCCGACGGGCAACATGTCTGCCCACCACATCTCTGGTCGTATCCGTACCTGACAGTGTTTCTGCAGGTACGCACGAGCTTCCGGGCTCAACGAGTCCCGTGTTTCGACGTGTGAATTTCGCGTAATCGCCGCTACCTCGCCAATCGCGTTAAGCCACGGCTGCTCGTCTTCCAACAAGTTAACAATGGTCCCGTCAGCTTTGACTACAAATTCCATGATGCAGTATCCGGATACTGGGTTTGTGTGAAAAACAAACCGCTGCGGATTGTGTATCCGCAGCGGCCCAGGAGAAGGAGGAACCGCTAGTTGCGGTTCTCAGCTTGGATTTTCGCAGATTCGCCGTGAGCATAAAACTCCGGTTTCAGCTGCCGCTCCCCAAGCTGCTCGCCGAAAATGTTTTCAAACGGCGCCGACAGATCGGTGCACGACGCGCCCTTGGCGCCGTCGACGCTCACTTCGACGGTGCCGTCACGTTTTGCTGTAATGATGATTTTAGCCAACTGCGTACCCTCCTTCGCCAGCCTGCTCGTCGCCGCCGTCGACACCATAGCCGCCGACATTAACAGTAATTTTGATGTCGCCGTTATCCAGCGTAGCCACTTCGTAATTGGCCCCAAGCGCTTCGGCCTGCATGGTAGCTGCCTCGACGGCATACTTTTGCAGCATGTTGTCGAGATCGTGCTGATCGCCCCAGCGGCCCTCGTAGTTGTCGAACGCGACCTCGCCGGTCTGCGTATCGACGACGATGGGATACCGCCAATTCGGCAATGAGATGCCGATGCCGGTAGCCGAACCGCTGTAAAATTGATAACGGTCGTTGCCAAGCAGCTTGGCGCCGGCGATCTTGCTCAAGGCGCGCTTCAGCGCCGTGAGATTCTTGACTGTTGTTTTACGCTTCACAGTATGCGACATTAGCAACTTCCTCCTAGTTCGCACTAGCGGTTACGTCGGTAAATACGCCATTACCGACATTCTTCTTGGCCCGCCGCTTCGGCTTCTGCGGCGACGTAACTGGCACCGTACGTTTACGGCAAAAGTCTTCTACGGTCGCGATTTCCTGACTGTCGAGCTTCGCCAGGATCGGCAAAGTGTCGACTTCTGCCAGCAAATCGTCGATAGTCGGCCACAGCGATTCGCCCGATGGCGGCTCGCCAGGCTTTCCGGCGGCTTCCCATTTGCCGAGCTCGCGATCATACGCAGCATGCCGCGCCGAGATCACGATTTCTTCGATTTCCGAGCCGGTGAATCGATCCAGCGCTGTTGCCACCGTAGCCAACGCCTTCTCATTATAATGCGACGGATCGACGCCGTAGCGCTGCAACTGGATGCGAAGATGCTGAATCCGTTCTTCCTTGCTCGGCAGCCCAACGCCGAACACGCGGTCGAATCGCCCAGCACGCAGCATTTCCGGCGGAATGCCGTCGGTTCGATTCATCGTTACGATCACGAATGTACGATCGTCCTTACCGCGTTCAGTCAGCCATTTCAAGAAATAGCTGACCAAGCGGCTTGAAACACCACTGTCAGTCGACGCATTCTGGTGCGCGCCAGCAAACGCTTTGTCGATTTCATCGATCATCAACACGCAGTTCTTCAGCGAACTGACGATGCTGAGCGCTTGCCGCATCCGTCGCTCGGATGCGCCGACCAAACTGTCGTACATCGACCCGATATCCATCGTAACAAGATCGAGCCCAAGAATCCTCGCCGTGATCTGGCCGATCATCGTCTTACCCGTACCCGGCGTACCGATCAGCGCGCATCCGCGAGGAGTCGGAATACCGGCTTCCTGCGCATGCCGGCTGTACGCCCGCGACCGCCGCCGAATGAACTTGATGTACTGATCGTAACCCGCAACCGTTGAAACGTCGCGGATATTACGATACGGAATGTACTCCAAGCCTTCGATCTTGCGAAAGATCACTGACTTAGCGTCAGCGATCTGCGGCAGCATAGCTTCGCTGAACTGTCCGGAGAACGCAATCAGCTCGGCTAAAAGCTGAATCGCTTCTTCTACGGTCAGCCCAAGCATCGCATGTGCTAGCTTGTCACGGAGCTCGTCGCTGCACTCCACCGGTTCGCCAACCGTCGCTTCGCGAGACTCGACGATGTAATCGACGACTTCTTCGCGAAGTTCCTGTGCGTCCGGCAGTTCGAAATCGATAACGGTGCAGTAATCTTTGATCGCCGGATGTGGCGTCGGCGAATCGGCCAAGATGACCAACGGCGTCATCCGGCTACGGTTGCTCAATTTGCTGTACTTAGCAAGGTTGAGCAGCGATCTCCGCAAACGCCAGTTCGCTTGCGCGTTCAGCAGCAAGTGAATGTCGCGTACGATGATCAAGCCGCGCGCCACGTTCAGATTCTCCAACGAATCCAGCATCGCCGTCGGATCCTTCAGTTCAGGATCCCACGATGCGCCCGCTTGGCAATCCCACATCAGCAGTTCCAGCCGAACATCCTTGCCGAACTCCGGCGGCGAATAGTCGTCCACCAGCGATGCCGCAAGTTGCGGTATGTCGTCGCTGATCGGCGTAGTCTCGACGATAAACTCCGGCTCGTCGTCGCTCTGTCGAAACTCGTTGATCGAAATAGCCACGAGCCAGCTGCTGCCGACAGGTACTTTATCAGTCGGCCATGTTAACCGCAGCTTCCCTGCGATCTCTGACGACTCGCCTGCTGCATACGGCAGCTCGTGCGTATCGCCGCTAGTCCCGCGGACAGTCACCACGTCTTCGGCTGTCCGCTCGACGCGGTACACTTCGACGTTATTACACACCGAGGCGATGCTACGTTCGCATCGTCCCTCGTCGCCAGCCATCGATATCCAGATGATATCGGTACCGGCGGTGATTTTCTGCCGCAACTGCGCTTTGAATCGTTCCCCTGGTCTCATAACGTACTACTCCCTGAAAAAGTGAGAAATTCTGCGATTGCCTAGACCGTCAACAACCGCACGAAGGTCGCCAAATCAGCATGCACGCTCTGGTGCGTCTTCGGCTTGATCAACTTACCGTGCTCGTCGATGCTGTGGCCCGGTCCGAACTTGGTCAAATTGTTCCAATCGACCAGCTGCATCGGGTAGCTGTCTGGTATGCCAGCAGCCGACAAAGAACCGGTCGTTACGACCAGCGTGTCGCAACAGCCGTCAACAAATTCGACCAAATCGAACTCGTGCGTACGTTCGCACGAGAAGTCCGTTATATGGTTTGTAACCGGCGAGTTGAGTTTGCACTCGCCGTGAAACGTGACGGTAACGCCAGCGGCGTTCGCCGTCTCCAGCACCTCTTCCAGCATCAGCCTGATACGCAGCTCTGCTGTAGCCGCATCGAGGTCTTTCGGTTTGCTCGGCACGTTTTGCCCGGCCAAACCCATAAAATCCTCGACAGCTTGCTGATGCCACGACTTCCTTTTGATTTCTTCCAACATGGTGTTCTCCAGCTACTGAATATGTTTCAGCTCACGCGACAAATCTTTCGCTGTCGTACGCTCAGAATGCACTGGCGTCCAACAGTGTTTGGCGATCGTTTTATCGAGCGGCCGCCGCAGCGAAGCATCCATTCGTAACGACGTCATCGCCCGCGGTGCCAGATGCAGCGCCGGAATCAGCCGCGACAGCTGCGAATCGCCAAGCAGCCGCACCTGCAGGTAAGCCGATCCGAACACCAGATACGATGCCGGCGACTCCAGATGCGAAAACCACTGGCGATGCAGCCGCACCGCAGCGTAACCGAACATATCGCTCGAGTTATCTACGATGACTTGGTACGTACCGAACGCTGACGTATCGAGAGTAGCCAGCGGTAGGTCGCGATCGCCGGTAATCGTCAGCACGACACGCCACGACGTCGACGATGCGCTATTGCGGATCACTTTAAGACACCAGCTAGCGTCGGTGTCGCGGGATGCCACATATCGCCGCGGCGGTTCGGTGTGGTAATCCAAAACCCACTCCGGCGGCCCTTCAGTAGCTGTGTCATAAATCAAACCGTAACGCCAACCGGCAATACAAGCGCGATCGGTAGCCGCGCAGCGCGCTTTTAGATGGCGAACGATTCGCCAAAACGTTGGATCACCAGCGTCGATCGTCGCCTTGCGGTTAACACGCCGCGAGAAGTGTGCGCCGCTAAACGGTGTAGTGACAATCGCAACTGCCGGCAGCGCCGGATAGTACAGTTGTAGCAGTTTCGCGACAACCTCGTGGATCGGTTCTGTCTTTGACTGTTCGACTAATTCATACTTCGCGTCGATATTCGCATCTGCCATCGCATCACCCCTTACTGTATGTTTTTCAGCTGTCTTGCGCCGCGACGCTTCGCGTCTTGTTGCATATCTGTCGGCGGCGACACGAACCTACTTTCGCAGGTCCATACCACGTTGCCGATCGAGCTCGATACGCTGCAGGTGTACATAAGCAACGATGTATCGCCCGAAACTGACGGTCGCAACGTTTGCAGCAACTGCTCGTATGCTGTCACAGCCGCGTCTGTTGGACTATCGGCAGCCACATCGTTTGTTGTGTACGTGCCGCGAGGGTCGGCGAAAATGTCGCTGCTTGAAAAGGTGCCGTGTACTGTGAACGTCACATTATACAGTAACGGCAAGCGAGCAGCTGCAGCCGCTTCGTAAACAGCGTGCCCGGAAACGAAAGGTCGCGCATCCGGCACCGAAAAGCGCTGCGTTACCACGCCGTCTTCGCCGTGTTGCTTTATGTACAGCATGCCGTCTCGCGTCCAAAGCGCGGCCGTTGCTGTACTTAGCCGCGTTTCCTCCCTGACCATCATCTCTAACGCGCGGTTACAGAGCTCCAGGTACTCCTGGTCCTGCGTTTGCGGCGAGATATGCCGGATTTCCACGTCGTTGCTGTTGGCCATACGCTTACCGTCTTTGGCCACCACAAGCGTCGCGTCGAAGTTTTCGGCGCCCTCGAGCACCGTATAATACTGCGACCAGAACCACCAATGAGGGGTGCCGTCTAGATATAATTTCAACAACCGTAGGTTGACCGCCATACTAATCGACCTTTTCTAAACGTTTACGAATTTCGTCGACATTCGGATTGTCCAAATAATCGGCAAGACCTTCGGCCAAGTCATCCAAATCGTCGTCTTCCGGGTCGAAGAAGACCGGCGTACCCAGCTGCAACACCCAAGTGTCGTCAGCTGCCGATTTGATCGTGACAAAACCGACAACGCGCTCGCCGCAGCTAGTGTCGTAACCGAGCGACACTTCGTCAAACCGGATATTTGTGTTCGGATCGATCGCGCACACTTCGCGTATCTTTTCGACTAACTCTTTGCCGAACTCGTCAATGAACCGTTCGGCTCGACTGATTCTCGCTATCTGACCCATCGCGGTCCTCCACTGGTTCTGTAATCACTACCGCCGTAACGTTTTGCACGCGACCTGCCGGCAGCATTAACGCTTCCCGCAAGTTGACCGCTTCTGCATTCTTCACTGCTAATTCCTCCCGCAACGCTTTGGCCCGCTGATGGCACCTGACGAGCGCTGTCGCATCCTTGTCAGGGTTCGGAAACGTCACAAGCGGATCAAGCACGAACATCGTTTTATCGTTGCGCTTGATCCTAAACATGCAAACGCAATAGCGGTTACTGAACATGTCGCAAATCCTTTCAACTGTACACGCGATAGCGCCGCAACTCGCCCACGCTACCGTGGCTGAATATCGCAAACGGAACCTGTTCGAAATATCGCGGCAGCTTTCCGCGGTGTCCTTTGATCTCCACGTTAAATGTTGTATCTAACGCGTCTTTCCCAAACGCGTCTTGCAACCCGCGAGCAATCTCGCGTAGCTGGCTAACACCTACCGGCACAGCCAACTGTATGTTATTGTTCGCGACTCTGATCCAGTGTTTCTCTCGGATGATCCAGTCGCGGATATCGTCTGCCGCACCGTCGGCATCGTTGTCGATCAGCATGCTAAACTGCTTCTCCGGCCATGCGATAATATTTCGCAGCGTCGCGTAACAGTCGACAAGGCTCGCCGGCGACGTGTCATAGATCACGCCGCGAAGCGCCACCGGATCGCCGGTATCGGCGACTAACCAAGTCGCAACCTCCCTGGCGATCGCTTTGAGCCACTCGCAGTTCACCTCCGGCTCTCGCCACCGCGCAGTCTGCAGATCCGTAAGAAATTCTTCGAGAAGATAATTCCAAGCCTGCGACGCATGATTGTCGTCGCCACTGTCACCGGCTGGTATAAGCAGGCCATTGGCGAGCCAAAACTCGCCACAGAGCGTGTTGTTAGTTGTCATGCGTGTCTGCCGTAGAAAGCGTCAAGCCACGTCGGCGCCGATGATACGATCGTACATCGATGTAACGATCTCTTCGGCACTGCGGCGGCCGCCTGAGCGCAAAGAAGCAGGGATGACCGTCCACGGCCATCCCTGCGAAGCCATCGCAAGATACGCCTCGCGTACCCGCTTGAGGTACGCTTTCGTCCACCCAAGCTTGCGGCCTGGGTGCGTCGCCGTAATACGCTTGAATGCGTGTTCGGCCGGCATATCGAGATAAAAGATGTGCTTTGGCTTCCTTGCCTTGAAGATCTTATATTCGATAACCGCAATCTGTGCGGCTACCCGTTCGCGGTCCCGATCGCGGTAGTAACCGCTCTGGAACGCGATATTACGTTCGACATACGAAGCGCAGACGACGACGCGACCGCGATTGATATTCATCGTGATCTCGTCCTGCATCTCGTAATGGTCGCCAACGGAAAGCATCGCAGCCAGCAGCGGATCAGACTTTTTGAACTTGCCGGCCTGCAGTTTGGCTGCGAGGTTCCCGAAGAATGTCCGATCTTTCGCTGGGAAAGTCAGCAATCTCGCATCGCACTCGTAGACACCTTCGCCCGTATTCAGGCGACCGCACAGCAAGCGAGCTTCCAACTCACAGAGGGCCCAATCCAAGCTCTCTACCGTGATCAACATCACGCGCTCCGTCGAGAAATGCTAGCTCCGAGATTCTGCTTTACGTCGCTTTCGGCGTCTTAGTGCAGCAATCGCCCGCCGCAACTTGCCGTCGACAATACGTTGCACACTCTCAGGTAGATTATCGTAGTCCCTGATTTGTGCAAGTACTTCGTCCGACAACTGCGGCAAGTCACGGAACTCGTCGTGGTCCAAAACGATCTTGCTTTTGTGCTGCGTCAGCGCTATCGACGTCGGCGCAGCTACCCGGTATCGTTGCCTTCGCATCGCGGCGTCTCGTTGTCAAAAAGTTGCAACTCCCCGCGAACGACGCGTACGCTTTTCGGCGCCGAGATGCCAAGCTTAACGCGGTTCGCGTCAATCCGTACGACATCGACGTAGATGTTTTTGCCGATACGCACGCGCTCTCCCTGCTTTCTTGTTAATACTAACATCAGCTTCTCCAAAATTAGCCGAAAATTTGTTTACCTTCGTCGGGCATCGGACGTTTGTTCTGCGTGAACAAATTGACAGACGTGTCGATAATCTCGGGCTGCTGCGGCGGTGTATAGGCCGCCGGCAGCAACACTTGAGTTACCGACGTGAAACCGGCTGCATGCTTGTGCCCGCCGCCGCCATATCGCGTAGCGATCACCGAAACGTCAGCGCCGCCCTTGCTTCGCAGCTCGTAGGCGAAGCCGCCGCTGGCCAGTTCACGCCAGACGACAGCCATTTTGGCGCCGCCTTCAAGCAGCCGCTCGGCAATATCGCTGCTCAACTCTTTGATCGTGCAGTTTACAGCTGGCACTTTCTCGCCGTCAAACAGCATGTCGCGAGCATCAGCTACAGCTGCATCGACAAGCCGCGTGCGGTAACGCAATATGGCCGTACCTTCGGCGGCCAACGCATCCGGACCTTTTTCGGCCATCGCGTCCCACGCTTCAATCGTGTACGGATAGCTCCGAATGGCCGCGTTTACTTCACGAGAGTTTTCGAGTTTCCAGCGCCAAAGGTCGCGGTCTTCCGTGAAGACGACTAGCCACGGCGGCAGATTCTGCAAATGCTCGTCGGGCGAAATCGTCAATTCTGCGATGCTTACGAGGTTATCCTCGTTCACGTCAGATCGCTTGCACACGTACTCCCACATTAGACGCGCGCCCGACCGTTCGATATCGAACACGCAGAATGGGAGCCCGCTCAGCTTCGCTTCAGCCGATTCGTGATGATCCAATACGATCAACGAATTTGCGGCAGCGTGCATTGTTGTCAGCGTTTCGCGATCGTATGAGAAGTCGGCGATTATTACGTCTTCGCCAGCAACGTTCGGCGCCGGCTCGCCGTGTTTTGCTGGGTACAGCTTAGCTTCTGGCCACGCCTTCTTGGCGATCCAAGCAGCACAGAAACCGTCTGAACAGTTTGCATGGTAGATAATCAGCATTGTCTTCCCTCTATTTAGTTTTCGCTTTCGTTTGACGCAGTTGCGTAATCGCAGCTTGCAAACACTCTTCGCAAATCGACTCAAAACCGTAAGCTTCGTTGTCGAGAAAAACGAAGCACCACCGCCGCTCCCTGCAAAAGATGCATGTCGCCGGGAGGAATCGTATGTCGCGGAAATTGTCTTTGTATAACCGCGATACGTCAATCTCGTCTGTTGTCATGGTTACCGCCTATAGGCACTCCGCAAATTCGGCATTTCGGCATTTGCTGCAGCTGCCGCTTTGCTTCGGCAGTCGTCGTCTCCCAGTCGAGCAAGATTTGCCGCAAAGCGAACAGTATCGTTACTGCTACGCCGAACAGGAATCCGACAACCAATCCAGCGATCATACCCACCGTAACCCAAATCCCGATATTGCTTTGCATCACTTCCAGCTCGCTTCCAAATTTGCGGCAAATTCTTGTGCTTGTTCGTACTGTACGAAACGTTTAAGAATCTTACCTTCATCATTTAATACTGCCCAATGCTGATCGGCTTCAATCCACGCTACACAGCAGCCGTAGTCCAAGCCGTACAGCTCGCTCAACGCGCGGCAGCCGTCTTCGTCGATGCGCCACCGCTGACCGTCGGCGCTTCCGTGAGCCACTATCACACCATCGCAACGAACTAACATTTCGTCGCCACGCTGCGCAATCTGCCCACGTATTTCTTCCGGCATGCCTGGCGGCGGTTCTTGCGACCAGCTCCACCACGCCAGCACGACGCGGTCTGTCCGCTCGAGCCACCAAGCGCCGTTGCTGTAACACAACGCAATCGCCAATGGTAATTTGGGTTGCCCCGCATCCGGCAAAGAATGCAGCAACCATTTCGCGGCTTTTGCTATTCCGCGACTCAGCTTATCTAGCGCTTTCATCGTCGCTCCCTCCGAATCCAATCCGGTTAAATTAACGACAAATTAAAAGCAAGGCCGGCTGCATCAGCACAGCCGGCCCAAGTTACGATCAGTTTCGTAACGCCGCTACTCAGCCGGCGATGCTTTCTCTGATTCGACTGGCGGTTCGGGTTCGGGTTCCGGAGCTGTCTCTGCTTCCGCCTCTGCTACCGCCTCCGGTTCAGGTGCTGTCTCCGGAGCTGGTTCGGGTTCAGGTGCCGGTTCAGGTGCCGGTTCAGGTTCGGGTACAGTCGGAGCTTCCGCTATCAGCTCCGCATCCGTACCAGCCGTTGCCTCCGCCTTTGCTGCTTCTTCACGTACTCGTTGTCGCCATTCGATTGAACTCATACTACTGTCTCCGATTTGAAATAGTTTACGGTAACACACTTTGGTTCTGGCATTTCGGCATCGTTTTTACCGAGCAGATACCGCGATTTCCAAGCGCGGCTATTCGGATGCCACGTATGGAAAAACCCTTGCAAACGTTCGCGGACAAGCTCAAGGCCGCCGCGTTTAGCACGCCAATAGACGTAATCATCGTTGCCGCCGTACGTCAGCCCGGAAGCAACGCTCCAACCGCCGATTACGCGATTATAGTCTGCCGCTAGGAACGCACAGTTGCCGCGACCAGACGACCGCCACCAGCCGTTGCCTCGCTTCGCTTCCATCGGCTTATACCGATATAGCGAAAAGCATATCGGAAACCAGGATACGCCTGGCTCGACCACTTCTCTCGCTCTGGCTACATACGTCGTCGGCAGCCGCATATCGGCATCGACGAACAATACGATATCGTCATCAGCGATATCCGTATGCGACACGCCGATATTCAGGCACAGTGGCTTATTGAACGGGATGCCGCAAACAGTGATTAGTTTCGTCGGCACCGTTGTCGCCGCTACGGCCGCTTTGACGTCGCCGTCGGTCGACTCGTTATCGATAACGGTAAGGTCGTAAAGGCCGGCATCCTGCTGTCGCCCGATGTCGCCGACTAGATCGGCTACCTTAGCCGTGCGATTTTTCGTGCTTATGAAAATATGTGCAGTACTCAATCTGGGAACGTCCTTATGTCGACTCGCGTAGGCTTCGCAACGAAACCGCGTTTACCGGACATATAGCGCGATTTCCATTGCTTGTCGTTGCGGTGCCATGAATGGTAAAAGCCGTTAACGCGTTTCCGTATAATCCGTAACCCTGCCCGCTTAGCTCGCTTGAATATATCCGTATCCTCACCGCCCCAACGCCAGCAAAGTTTTGCGTTCCACTGCCTGATGTTGCAAAAATCAGTTTTAACAAAACCACAGTTACCGTATCCGCGATCTCGCCACCAACCGTTTCCGGCTTTGACAACCATCGGCTTGTCGCGGTGTAACGAGTAGCAAATGGGAAACCATGCAGTGCCGGGAGTTATAACAGAAAAGGCTAAAACCGCAAAGTCTTCCGGCAATCGCACATCCGCATCCGCAAAGAATACTATATCCTGTTTGCGGATATTGGCAGAAGCGACGCCGGTGTTGAGGCATTGTCCCCTGTTAAACGGCACACCATGCAGTGTCACGAGCGTCGCCGGTATCGCAGCCGCTTTGACGACCTCGGCGACATCCGCATCGTCTGACTGGCAGTCGACAACCACGACACGGCATCGCTCGACCTTTTGCAATCTGCGTATATCTTGCAGCAACGCGGCAACGTGCTGTGTACGGTTTTTGTTCGCTACGACGAACGTCAAATGCGGTATCATGATTTCGCTGCAATCATTGCATTTGGCCGACGACCTGCTGCTGTGCCATCGCTACGCCCTGGCGCGCCGCGTCTTGGCGAATTGCGTCAAGCTGATCGCGGATTATCGGGTGTAAACTTGGTGCCCGCTGTTTGATCTGCCGCAACGCGCTGTCCTTCATCGTTTCCGGAAGCTGGAACAGCTGCTGCGCAATGTTCTGGGCTATTTGCATTGCTTCTTCAGGTGTGAGTTTTTCGAATTGCCCTTGCGGTAGTTGCGCCAAAATCGCGGCTATCGGGTCGCCGGCGGCTTGCGCTGCTGGGCCGCCGCCGGCAGGAGCCGCACCGCCGGCTGGCGCTGCTGCGGGTGCGCCGCCAGGAGCAGCACCAGCGGCTGCGTCCTGCTGCCCTGGCGTAATGCCAGCAGCCAAAATATCGCCAAGGCCGCCGGCTTCCAACTCTTCTTGCGTCTCTTTGCTCTTCTCGGCCACGAACTTCTCTTCTTCGAGCAGCCGCGATTGCTCTTCCTCGAAATCGAGTCCAATACCTTTGAGTCCGGTAGTTTGGCTGATTTGCCGCTGCATCATCAGCTGCAGTTTTGCCAGCTGGCGGTTCATGTCGTCGACGTGCGACGGGCGTTGCAGCTTCGGTTTGACCGATTCCCAACGCAACAGCTCGCTGACACGATCGCAAAGCCAATGCAGGAAACGATTCATCATATGAATCAAATGACCCCAATGGCTTTCCATAAGCCGCAATGAAACGTTAGCTGACTGGATCGTCATCGAACCGCGGTAAAACTCGACCGGAATGCCGGTAGCATTCAGCAGCGTGTCGATCGCTTGATCCATTAGCTGGTACGGTGCCAACTGCGAAGCTTCGCCGCCAAGCACCTGATAACGCACCGGGAACGGCAGCGTGTGCCACGTTGTCGGATCTTGCCGCCGTTGCCGCAGCATACTTTGCACTTGGCCAGTAAAGCCGGCCAGGTCCGCAGTGAACATTGGATCTGCAAACTCGGCGCCAGCCCCTGACGGGCGCGGCTCGGGCGTAATAACGCGGAAAGGAATGATGTAATCCAGTCCGATCGCTTCGTTGTACCGGTGCAACACTTGGACGTACCAAGCATGGCGGAAGTTCGTCAGTGTTCGGCTGATTCCCCAACCGCGATTAACGATACCCGCCAGTGTATCTTCCTTGGCGTGGTAGATCACGCCAGGGTTGAATTTGAAATACGCATTCTCTTTTACCGCTTGTATGATCTCCCACGGAGCGCGCTCCAACACATGCGGAACGCCGCGTGTGATCAATTCGCGGTAATACTGAGGGATTCGCCAGATATACTCGACTTCGTGCGTATACGGATCCCAGACGAGCTCGATATGCTTCGGGTTTCGCCGGAGTACCTGCAATCTGGACGAGTCGGTTGACCGCCTATCAACACGCGACCACACACCGGTATATCCGCACAGCGGGCATGTAGCGTTGAACTGCATATCCCACTTGAATCTGAACTTCTGGTTGTCCACAACCGTTCGCATAGGCGCTTCGAAGCCGCATTTGCGGCAGCGAAGATACCGGTGCTGCGGCATGACTACCGTCGTAAAGCTATTGCCGTACGTGATGTAATCAAGGCCGAGTTGCCGCAGTACCGGCATGATTCCGATTTCGTCGTAGAGAAAATCCAAATACTGTCGCTTCAGATCGTGGTCAGCATCAGTGATATCGATGTCGGTTATGAAATAACTGATGATCCGTTCAATCGCCGTACGGTAGATCCCGTTCGCCATGACGACTTGTTCGCACAGCTCCAAGGCATCTGCTATCGACGCCGGCATCGACATCGAAGCATAATCGTAAAACGGATCGGGAAACGGCTCGATACCAGCCTTCTGCGACCATCGATCTAACATTTTTCGGCCTTCGACAAATTAAGATTTCGTTGGCGTTTCTGCAGTTTCCGCAGCTTCCGCAGCTTTCGCCAACTTGCTAAGCGCCCAATCCTCAAGCTCTCTGCTAGCATCAAATGCTGACGCCTGCTTCTTCTGCTTAGCGTCATCCTCGAATGCCGCTACCGGTTTGGTACGCCCAGGCTCTACGACGTTGCGTTTCTCCATCATTGGATCAATCCCAGTCCGACGGTGCCGGCAATTCCTCGGTAATCAGCAGTACCGCCACCTTGTAGTTATCTAATTGAAAGTCGATACCCGGCGCTTTCGTACGGTATAACACTTTTGTACCGGGTATGTACACCGCAATATCGTCGTCCCCCGCTTGGGGGATGACACGCGGATAGCCAGCAGCCCGGTCGTCGAAGACCAGCGCCAGCACGAATCCGTTGCGTATCACTTTATGGAAATACGCCTCGATGATCAGCGATTGCCCCTTTACTTGGAACTGCAATCGCTGTTTTGGCCGCAGATCGGTCGGCGCCGGCGGTTCGTTTGCCTGCGCTACCGGCCACAGCGAACCTTTAATTGCTCGGGGCTGCTCAGCCGCCGGTTCGACCGGTTCTGGGAGAGCTGCCGTCGTCGCAGCAGGCTCGGGTTCCGCCGCTACCTGCTTCGCCGCTTCTGGCAGCGGTTTCCCTTTAGCAACAGCCTCCAAATACTGCTGCTGATTTAGTTCCACATTGACGCCGTCGGGGTCGATCACGATCTTCGGCGCCGGTGTCGCAACCGGTCGCTCATCCGGTGTTTCGTCTAATGTCTGGTTCGCGCTCATGGGTATTTCCAAATGTTGTACTATGCTGCAAAGCGGTTATCGGCACTTCGCAGAACCATAACCGCTGAAGCTTCCGCATCGTAGGCAAATCTTGCGGGCGTTCTGCAACGCCCATCACAACTCTGTCGATCTCGGTAAAATCAAGCGGGCTCTCGCCTTCTCCTACGCGAGAGAACGCAAGCAAGTCTTCGAGCGAAAGGTCGGGGCACTCGACGTAAACCGGCAAGTACCCCGACCTCGGCCAATATGGATAGATCACGGGCTCGCTGTCAGAAACTGACAAAAGCCAGTCCAACGGCGATGCGCCGCTTAGCGTTTCGATCTCCACCTAACGCCTCCGTGAGTCCATCTGCGACAAGCTCCAGCGCACATGGGCGCTTGCGTCACGTCCCCGCAGCATCGGTGTGTTGACGGTTCGTCGCCCAGCGTCAACGACGGTCGCGGTACAATTATACCGCAAATCTCGCAATCCGTCAGCATCGACAAGCTGCGAGATGCCGCAGCCGAAGCGGACGATCATACCGCCAGCAACCGCATCTGTTGCGCGATAATCGACAATCTTTTCACCGCGCAGCGTCAGCTGGTGCGACGCCTGCCGAAAGTCGGCACCAACGAACACGAACTCCGGCGGCGCCGGCTTGCCGTCGTAAACCTGGCTGTACGTCGCAAAATCGCAGACGTATAGCTGCGACTCGCTGACGTGTTCCAGCGGCAAATCCTCCTGCGGCGGTTCGCTAAACGCAGCGACGTAGTTAGCAACTTGCGGCCTACCGTAGCGCACAAACTGCTGCTCGGCCTCGTCGCGCCACTTGCACAGAACCTCAACCGTGCCTGCCGCGTCGCCGGCCAAACTTGGATCACTCTCCAAATCTGCCATGCTGACGCCGGCACTCTGAGCGGCAAGTAGCAATTCTTCGCTGCATTTCTTCGCGACGCCGTACGCATAAACGGCCCGGAGTGCATGCAAGAACGCTTGCATGTTTTTCGTGTTGATCACCCCGAGCTGCCACGGCCTGAACGGCTGGAACTGCTCGGGATCGACTGCGCCGGGGCGACGATTCGCCTCGCGGAGCTCCATCTCAGCGATATCGGTAAGCAGCCGTTTGCGGTCGTTAGCCGGCAGCGTATCGACCGTAAACTTGCGGCCGTACTTTCGCTTGGCGTCCCGCAGCGCCCGCTGTTCGCGATGCTTGCGCTTTGCCGCGACGTTAAACGCCCCCGGTGTCCGCCAGCCGTCGATATCCCACAAGTTATTCGCAGCCCCACCAATGACGATATCGTCGTCCTGCCGCTGTATGCGATACCCTCGCCATGCGATCTTCGGCCTCGCCTTCGTGCCATACACATAGCAAACCGCTGCCGACGTGTCGCCGATTGGCATTATCAGCGACTTTCTCTGCAGCTCCTGCGGCAGCGAAATCGTCGCATACGCGCCTTGAATCTCGTCCCACACGTCACGGAGCCGCAGCCGTACATCGACAATCCAGCGCAAAAACAGCTGCATCGCGCGGCTCAGCTGCTTGCCGTGGGTAGCGATAATGTTGTCGCCATCGAATGGCCCGGCGATTAGGCCGGCCTCGCTCATGTGGTACGCATAGCCGGCAAAACAGTATCTGACCGCCTCGATGATGGTCGAAGATTTGTAGTCGTCGAACAGATCGACCGGCCACTCTTCGCCATCGAGAATGCCTTGCAACATCCGTTCGCCGAGTGCTGCAATTCCCGGATCCTTCGGTTTTTGCGGCCTTTCCAGCTTGCGATCGGCGGCTACCACACTGTTGCCCATGCTTAAAAACGTCTTCATTTGCCGTTCTCCTGTAAAAACTGGCAATCAATTAAAAAAGCCGCGGTTTACGTAACCGCGGCTGGTGAGGTACTGACAGCTGACTAACTGTGACTACTCTGTCGCTTCTTCGTTTTGCTCTTCCTGTTCCTCTTCGTCGTCCGTTTCCGTAGACGTGTCGGCAAGCCTGCCTGGCGGTCTGACGCGACCGTCGTCATCAGTCAACGTCCGTACTGCCATCCTTGCTACGTCCATGTCGATATCAGGCCGACCGTCGCGGAGCATCGCTGGAAACTCGGCTACCCCTACGCGGACGCGGCTGCCCTGAAACATAAACACGTAAACTTCTTCGTCCGGCCTAACAGTCGTGTAAATGTTGTTGGCCGCTTCGACTAGCGTTTCAGTATCCGGATACTCGCGGCAGTAAACGTTTGTCGCGTCGCCTACCGTTACGCACACCAAAAAACATTTAGCGTCCATGATCTGCTTTCGTTATCGGTGCCAACCGCAGCCATGACGTGTCTTGTTCCTGCTTCGGTAGCGTCGGTTGCGGAGGCGGTGTCGGCGTTGCGGCCGCGTTCTCTCTGTACAACACGACAACGCCAATTGTGACTGCGCGCTTCGTCATCTCGCGGTCAAGCCACACCGTGTGGTAACCCGGCGGACTGACGTTGACAATCTCCGCACCAGTCGCCGCCACCCAAGCGTTGACTTGCGCGTCGAGCGGCGCGTCAGCCGTCGTCGCGTCCCATTTATCACCCTGCTGGTCCAGCTTTACCGCTGTCCACGTTTGCTGGACCAGTTTCGACTTTATTTGCATCGTCACCGCCTTGATCGAAAATGCTCAACACTGCCTCTTCCTCGTCAACGTACCGGACATGCACACGACCGGTCTTACCAGATACGTACAACGTACCTCGCTTGACCGTGCCGCTGTCGCCAACCGTCTCGACATAGCCGATCGGTTGAAGGCTGCCCGGTGTGCGGAATTTCGGCTGAATAACCAGCCGGTTCCCGTTGACTGACCAAACGGCTTCCGTCTCACTCGGAGGGATCGCGTTAATCTTCATGTTTCGTTTCCTTTGCGATTCCAAACTTTAGATTACGTTGCAGCTGCTCGTTGTAGCGGCGGACAAAAGAAGCCAACGCCGGGTTTGCTCGTGCTGCGAGTTGTTCGGTCGTATCTTGCGATATGATCGACTGCAGCGCTTGCGCCCCCGGCGTTGCGGCCACTTTTTGCAGTTTAGCGGTCCCCATGCCAAACTGCGCTCTCACCCCGTAGTCCGGCCCGTTTATGCCGTAGATGGTCAACGTGACCAACGGCGTGTCTGGCGTCACCAGGCCGGTTACGGCATCTGCAACATTTCCTGTGTACGGGACAGTCTCATACACTTTCCGCCGGTTGCGGTCGACGACAACAACACCGCAGAGAAACTCGTGGAGACTCTGCCAGTATTCGTGTCGTACGCCGAGCACCAGCTGGCCCCACGTCGGTTCCCCTCTATCACACGATCGATGTGTGAGGCCGCTGATGATCGGCTGTTTGCAAATATACCTGATGATACGGATGTTCGCATCACCTTGCTGCGCGTACCAGTCGGCCAGCGGATCGTCTTCGGGATCCCGCATGCCGGCAAACTGAAAGAGGGCGCCGTGATTGAAGAATCGGTAGTCGGTCTGCAACGCCGCCAAACTATGCCGCGGCTTGACTTGCTCAACCGTAGCCGATTCCTTCGGTATTCGCGAACATTTTCCGTATTCGTCAGGTATCATACGCTCTCTCGTACGAGCTGCATTTTCGCTGTGAACTCGGCGGCGGCTTGTGCCAACGTCAACGCCGAATTATCCGGCAGCTCGATCTTGTACATTTCGCAAAACTGCCGCACAGTCGTCGCTTTGCGTGCAGCCGCTTTTGTAACAAGTTCGAACGGATCGATCAAGCCAGTAGACTGCGTCCACAGACTTGCCGGCACCGCCAGATCACGGCTGCCGAACCGCAAATACTGCGCGCAAAGGACACGCAGAACGTCGCGAACATCGAAGCCGAATATCGCAATTTCGGCGTCGTACACGGTCTGGTATATGTCACCAGTGAACGCGAACAGCCGTCGCAAAACGGGATGCACCGCCAAATCATGCAGGAACTCGCCGGGAATATCCGTTTGCGAAACGATCTCGTCGTGGCTGTCCAATAAGCAGACCTGGCGGATACGGCCAAAACCGGCTGCCGTTTGCAGCTCGGCTGCCCGCTCAATCGCCTTCCGCGCTTTGTATTCTGCTTGTTTGTCCGGATTCTTGATCGCCTTGCTATCCGGGATCGGCACACAGTATTTCTCCATGTCGTCATCCAGGTGCTGATCGTAGTCATCGAAAACGCCGCCCAGATAGAACACGTCGATATGCTTACATTGAGACATAAGGAATTTTCCGTTTTCCGAGGATCAAGCGACGCACAAGTACCACAAGCAGGTGGTAAATGCTTGCGACGCAGAGTGCAACGATAAATAGCAGCGGCGCGATCGCCGTCAAAACGGCGATAGCCGCCGACAGCAGCGACAGCAGCGTTAGCCACAACGGCCAGGTTAATCCGATAACCGCAGCAAACGCCTTTGCGTCTTCGTCAGGCTCGTCGTCGAACAGGTAGTACGCGCGTTCACCAATCAACGCTGCGACCACCAGATACGTAATTACAATCGCAGTAGTCATCTCTGCTCTCCGATCAGCGCTGCCCCGTACTCCTCGAAACCGAGATAAGCGACGAAGGCAGCGTCAGCCATGTTATCGACACCTGTCGTTTGGTAATCGGCAGGATCAAGCTCGGTACCGAACTTCTCGTTGCATGCTTTGATCATAGCGACTTTATTTGCGTTCCCCTTGCCGGTTGCCGCCTTTTTGATCTCGCCGATACCGTAGCCGACAGCTGGCGTATTCTGCTCTTCGGCCCAGGTGGTCGTAACTATTTTCAGGCCGCCCAAGAACTCGATCGCAGTCGCTGCCCGTGCCAGTATAGCCTGCACCGACGTGCGGCCGACGTATCGCTCTTTGCTGCCGCTGAACTTGACATCCTCAAACGCGATCAGGTCCGGCGCCGTCGCCAGCAACAATTGTTTGAGGCGTATAAATTGTGTCGGCCCGCTGTCGTAACGGCCCAACGACAAATCCCACTGCCCGAGAAGCAGTTGGACTTTGTTCGGCGTCGTCGCCGTAAAATCGATTATGGCGACGCCGCACGAGCGACCGAAATCCAAGCCGAGAATGCGACGACCGCGTTTTTGCCGCAGTTTGGCCCGGTACGTTTCGATATCTCGGAGTTTCGAAAAAACAGCAGTCTGCATTACGGCCTCGGAGTTGCAACTATTTTGTAAAAACGCAGAGTGCCACCGCCATCGTCAACCAGCACTACTGGCAGTTTCGTAGCATCGTCCGGCGACGCGACCAGAACTCTGCGCTGCGCTATATCAAGCGCTTTGCGTGCGTCGATTCCCAGCCTGTCGCAGTAAAAGTCGAAAAGGATCGTCTCCGCGTTAGCGACCAACGCTGCTGCCTGCCCGCGCGTAAGCTGCTCGATACGGATATCGGTTGCTTCGCTGGCGAGGTCGGATATCTCAAACCCGTCTGTAACCAGCACCGATGTGTACCGCGGCGCCTGCGAATCAGCTGCCGCTTTCATTTTCTCCAGCGAATGGTCGTTCTCGCAATAAACGTCAGGTACTTCGTCAAAGCCGGTTATAACAACATGTTTGAGCTTCCAATTGTCGCCCAGCTTACATTGGCTGGCGTATGCCTTTATCGACGCTTGGATCTCGCCACCGCAAATAGGACATTTGTCGATCATTTGCTCAGCTCCGCATGTTTCTCGTAAAGCGCTGCTAACAACCGCGTTGTCGACGTGACGCGAACAAGCTGCGAACTCGTCAGTTTTGCAGCGCTAAGTAGATCATACTTCGGTACGCAATGATTCAGCATACTCCAGCGAACGCCAGGAGCTATCTCTTCCGCTATCCTGTCGTAAAACTCTGGCAGCGATTCATCGAGTACCGGTAATGGCACTATTTCGTAGTCGCGTTCGAAAAGCTGTGCCGCTTTTTCGGCCAACCCAGCGCAGTAGTATTGCTCCGGCGGCTCCCACTTTATGTCAAACTGCTCCGCCAAACGCACCAATTGCGGTATGTCGAGGCCGTAGCCGTGAAATGTGACCAATGGCAACTGCTTGACGGCGTCGAGCGAGTCGAACACCGCTCGCGCGGCAATGTCCGGCAGATTACCTTGTTCCGCCAAAATGCGATCGGTGTAATAATCTTTTCGCTGTGACCCGCGGCGACCTAAGTCATCGAATGTTCGTCGCTTGATGTACTCTGCCGCGACCTCTGCTGGCACTCCTGGAGCCGACCAGTTAAATATGATTTCGTCGTTTGCAAAAACTTTGCCGCGGCTTGCCAGCGAGATGCCGACGGCTTTTACGAAATCCTGTGACCCGAGCCCGGTAGTATCGAGCGCTATCGTCACATACTCGCGTGCGTATGGAAAGCTACGCGCAAAACTCTTAAACCAGTTCAATGTTTTTCTGATACCTAAAAACTCAGGTAAGCAAGCTACCGCGAGCGTCTCGCTCGCAGTATTTAATTCCAGGCCGGCCTTGGGCCTTCGCCGGTGTACGGTTTAGCTAGTTTCGCGTCAAGTAGCATCTCGCTAAGCAGCTTACCGTCCAGCTCTACATCCGCAATGATGCGGAAATACTTGCCGCGGCGCATGTGCCGCAGGTAGATAACCTTGGCTCCGGCCAGCAATTTCTTCGTCAGCATCTTTGCCCTGACGGCTTTCGTTTTGACGCTAAGCTTATGTGCCGTCATTTCAGGGCAGTCGATGCCGGCAACTCTCACCGGCATCGCATGACCGACAATCGCAGGCCAACCGTCGACGTCAACGTGAAACGTATCTCCGTCGTACACGCTGACCACGCGGCTGACACGGATGTCGCCGAAATCGGCTGCACGTTCGTGTCGCGGTTCTACAGTGAACCCGAACACGAACGTGCTGCCGGCTACCAACAGACTAAACCACAAAAGCAGTTGCCGCATCTGGAAGCTCCCAGGGAGTGACGCGGCCCGTTGCTGCGTGCCAGTTATCTGACACGCGGCGGCACAAGCCACACGATTTTGCCGCATACTTCAGTCGGCGGTCGAGTTGCCGCAGATGATACTCAGCCGCGTACGTGCTGTACCACTTCATTTTCATGGCAAGCACGGCGCAGTAGAGGTCTAACCTCCCCTGCGCTACTTCCGCCAGCACGTCGTCCCGAGCTGGCTGCGGCAATTCTACAGCTTCGTCTAGTCTTTCTTCAAGCCGAATCGCTTCATAGAAGATTGCCTCCGTGCAATCATCAATGTGGTCATCCGGCGTTTCGCCGGAAAGCACTAACTTTCCAAATGCGATCGCCTGTTCCAACATGTTGGTCGCACTCTTGTAATCGATTTTCGCCAATGTCTTGAACGCGGTCATCTCTACACTCCCTGCAGTGAAAAAAGTTAACCAGCAAGCGCATCGGCCAACGCAGCCGTTGCTTGCTGGTCGTTAAAACCTATCGCTCGCAGCTGCGCCATAAGCTGCTGCAAGCGAGCTTTTACCATATTGTTGATCTCTTCGGTCTTGCCGGCCTCGAGATCGTAGATAGCGTTAAACATCTCCGGGTCGTCAGAAAATTCCTCTTGGATCTGCTGCCACAGATCCTCGCGACCCAAGATGCCTAAACGCAGTACATCCGGCGGCTGGATAATCCCTTCCGCTTTTACGGCCTCGCCGATGTACGCCAAGACATCTCGCGAAAACGGTTCCGGATCGTTACGGTCCGGCGGCGAGATGATCAATGCTTCTGTGACACCCCACGCGATCTCCCCGGCGTCTGCTGGATCGAATGTCGTCGGGTCGAAGAAGCCAGAATCGAGCGCGTTGCAGATTTCGACAAAATCCGGCACGCTCTTATAAAACGCATCCGACGTAACAAGGCGAACCGCGGCCATGAGCTTGTTGAAAGCCGATCGCCGCGGTTCGACGCCGAATGTCGCCTTTATCTCGTCGCGGATGGTCTCAGGATCCCAATCGAAGAACTCATTCTTCCACGCACGCGCTGCCAAAATGAGCAACGTCGTCGCACGTACGTTAGGATCCAACCACCAGCGTCGATACTTTTCCATTTTCAAAATCCGTTCGTCAGCTCAAAACAAGCGCGGAAACCCATATCTCCCGGCGTTGCGACCTGCGACGGCTCGGTGATGATACCGCCCGACTTCTTGTCGATCGCAAACACCTGCGGAAAACCCGCAAAACCTGCTTGCAGCATACCTTTATCAGCAGCCACTTTCAAAGCAAGTTTCTTGGCCTCCGGGCTTGTCACCTCGTTCCGCGTATCTCCGTCTACGCTGACGCGAAGTTTCTGCGAAAATCCGCCTGGCACGACTTCCATATGACTAACTTTGATCATATCGATACTCCAATTGACAACAGTAATCGAATAGCAGCACCCCGTGTAACTGCTTTCCAACTACTGTTATCGCGGATTTCCGCATTTTGGCAAGTTCAATGGCTAAAAAAGCCGGTGAACCGCCATTGGCAGTTTAGCGAAACGCTAAACTGCCGGCTCACCTTAAAATGCCACGAAAATTGGGAAAATTAAGCAGTATCCGGATACTGTTTTCAGAATTTCAAAACGATGATTTTGCCGCTGTCGCTACGGTACGTTACACGCACCTGTCGCGCCTGCAGCAGCCGTTTCAGTTTCAGCTTTTGGTTGTTCGTAGTGCCGACCGCGAAGTTTTTCTTTACCCAGCCGTAGTCGACCGACGTAATCGTTTGCGCCGGCCGTCCGCAGCAACCTTTTGTTCGCCGCGTACGAACAGCCTGTTTCAGAAACGGGAACACGGTAGTGAATCTGCTGTCGTTGATCATGCGATCGATCAACTGCGATGTGATATCGACGCGGGGGAGCTCGCTCACTTTTACCACCTAAAATGATACCGGCACGGCCTCCAGGAGTGTTCGTGCCTGGTTTACGCTCTGTACCAGCTGCGAAACCTCTTCTTGGGTTATCTGCCAAGCCTCGTAAGCCAAACTTTCGGTATCGACAATGATGTCGAAATAGTCCAAGCGGTAAACTTTCGGGCTGTCGCCGTCGCGAGGTTTGTCCTCTGGCACCTCGATAAGATCCACGTACGAGCAAACGCCCGTGAACTCGTCAACTTCCGGGCCGCCGACGCTAATCTCTGGGTACCGGTAGTAACGGAATATCTTGGTCGGCATGTTGTCAGCCGACGCTACTTCGACACGAATGCGGTAACCGCTGTGTTTGTTGACCTGAAATCGCGGCTCGAACTGCAATCGCAGCGTCAATGTCGCCGGCGGCCCCGTCGTTGTCGCTTTGCCGCCCGCTACCGGTTCGAACGATACCGTTTTGTCGCTTACTGTCATGCTAGTCGCCTTTCGGGTTGCCGCCGGGTACCCAACCAATTGTGCCCGTGTGCCGCTCGTCAAGCCCCCGGCGCGGCTCGTTGTCCCAAATCAGCTTCGATCCGCGATTCCAGCCATGCAATTTGTACCCGGCTTGCCAGACCTGCTGCATGATCATGTAATCGCCGCCGTTGTTTCCGATATCCGGATCGGGGATGTTCTGCTCTCTGACTACATCCATGTCTAAACACCAGACAGCCCCGCGCGGAAAATGCACGTAGCTGCCGTTCGGCGCCTCGTGACCGTTACGCAACTGGAAGTGCCGCCCGCGATACCAAGGCCGGCTCTTGATCCACTCCTGCTGCGCCGTGGAAATGCCTATAAAATAAGGATTTCCGAATATACGACAGCCATCCTTGTAGTAATCAACTATATCATAGGCCACACGCACCCACCAACGCGGGTCGATAATGCGAACGTCATCGTCCAACCAGACTACCCACTTGTCGACAATCGGGTCGTCTTGGTCGTGAAACAGCTGCCGCATCGCCGGATACTTCTTCCGATTCTCGTGATTGATGATCAACTTGTAGATTTCGCCGGTATTCGACAAGTTTTTCACAAAATCGACCGTCTTTTGGCAGGCTTCGTTGGTCGCTACGCGAAGCTGCCGCCGGTTTTTCGGCACCGATGACAAGATTCCGGTAAGCACGCGCTCGTGGAGCTCGAAATACTCGCCATACAGGCATGTGCATATGACGAATCGCCCGCCGATCAGCGGATTATCCATCACAGAATCGTCCGAAAACTTAGCTGTTTCGGCTGCTTTGGCACGTTGTTGCTGCGTTTCGTGCTGAAATGCCGCTGTGCGCGTCAGATTAGCGCCTGCTTTGCGCAAATCTCGCAGAGGCGTATCGAGCCCAAACCCAGTAGGGACGAATCTGAGGCCATTCTGGCGGCTCTGATCGACCTTCGGAACGTCGATCGGGGCTAAATTGCTAAACGGCTGCTGGCAATAGGGGCAAAGTATCGGTTTTTGGTTGGCCATAGGGCAGATTCTCGCTTCGAAAACGGTCTTCGTGGTCCATTCCGGTGTACTTTTGGTCGATTTTCGGCAAAATACCCGTCTGGTAGTACCAAAGTATGGCGTCGCGGGCCATTTCGGCGGTAACCATCTGGTGGCAGCGCGGAATAAGCTGCCCCGAAACGTCCTTTTCGGGGTATTTGCACCAGGTAGACGGGTTTGTCTTGCCGCCGTGTATTTTATTCTTCCAGCAGCCGCGGCGTTGGCAGCAGTCAAGCAGATCCTGCGTGTGCAAATAGCGGTGCGGGACTTTCACCTTGCGCGACGCGATAGGGCCGAAATTATCGACCGCTACGTTGACGTAAGCCTCCCACCACCAATGCTCCCGGCCGCCGGCTGTAACGACGCAAGGCTTATCGAACACGGCAGCGACGTGCATCGCGCCGGTAATCGGGCACAAAACGCCGTCAGCGTGATAGATTACCCACAAGAAGTCTCGTAGATTCGTTTTGCCGCGGATATCGACGACGTTTTTCAGCGAATAGTGCTTATGGTTGCCACCGACAGCGCCCATCTGGACGCACGGTATGCCGTATTCGGCCAAATCGTCTACAACCTGCTGGCAATACCGCCAATTCCAAATCTTGACCGGGTAATCAAGCTTCCCGCCGGCGAAGACGACCCAATACCGCCCGTTAAACGGCGACTGCTGTTTCTGCTCCGGCGATAGGTACAGATCGCCCTTGGGTTTGAGTACCGGAACCTCTAGGCCGAGCTGCCGTCGCATGTCGCGATGAAACGCTGTCAGGAAATGCAGCGGCGATCGGTTGGCTTCGTTGATGTACCGACCATAGCCGAGTTTGATCTCCCTGGCGTCGAGCTTGTTGTTCACGCCGAGATAGCCGGCAATGTGCGGATTGTAGTTCCATAGCGTGCTGCATGAAGTCCGTACATAGATTTGGTACTTCCCCGGATACGTTACTGCCAGATCGCGAATACTCGCGGTCATACAAACGATATCGCCAAGCGCCAATGTGTGTTTGAAGATTATCGTTTCCATAGCAATTTGTCTAAATCAAGCCGCCGTCGTCGCCAGTATCGGCTGCTGTCGATGAAATACCAGAGCCTTGACCGGCTGACGGAGACGATACCGGAGTCGTTTCGGAAGTATTTGACTCGGTATCCGGAGACGATACCAACCCTTCCGACGTATGACTCGACTGTGTCTCTGACGGTGTAGCTGCCAAGTACGCGTCCACGGTATTTGTTTCTGATGGATGCCAACCAAGCAAAGCGTCGACATCGTGTGTCTCCGATGGACGACGCCCGAGGAGTGCGTCGACATCGTGTGTCTCTGATGGGTGACGCCCGAGAAGTGCGTCGACAGTATGTGTTTCTGATGGGTGCCAACCAAGCAAAGCATCCACGGTATGCGTCTCTGATGGATGACGCCCGAGGAGTGCGTCGACAGTATGCGTCTCTGATGGGTGCCAACCAAGCAAAGCATCCACGGTATGCGTCTCTGATGGGTGCCGGGCTAACAATGCGTCGACCTTGTAATCTATCGTGACGATCTTGAGCAATCTTGCATCTACGTTGTACGTCTTTTCGTGGATTTCGCCAAGTACAGCATCGACTGAAACAGTAACGATCGGCTGGCGGTACAGTGTTGCGTCGATCGAGTAGGTTTTCGTTTCGGTTTTGGCGAGCTCGGCGTCAGTCGAAACGTCTTTGACGATAACAGTCTGCAACACGGCGTCTACCATATACGTCTCGCTGACGGTAGCAGCCAACTCTGCATCCGTACTGGCTGTTTTTGTGAATGATGTGAGCAGCTCAGCATCTACACTTGCTGTTTTTGTGAACGATGTAAGCAGCTCAGCATCTACGCTAGCAGTCTTAGTAAATGCCGTAAGTAGTTCAGCATCTACACTTGCTGTTTTTGTGAACGATGTAAGCAGCTCAGCATCTACACTTGCCGTTTTTGTGAATGATGTAAGCAGCTCAGCATCTACGCTAGCGGTCTTAGTAAATGCCGTAAGTAGTTCAGCATCTACACTTGCCGTTTTTGTGAATGATGTAAGTAGTTCAGCATCTACGCTAGCCGTCTTAGTAAATGCCGTAAGTAGTTCAGCATCTACGCTTGCGGTCTTAGTAAATGCCGTAAGTAGTTCAGCATCTACACTTGCTGTTGCTGTTTCGGCCTTTACGAGCAAGCCGTCAACAGAAATAGTTACTGTTTTAGCGGCTAGAAGCTCTGCATCGACGCTAACGGTATGCGCCGGCGTTGACAACAACAAAGCATCGATTTGATCTGTAGTCGTAATAGTCTGCAGCAGTCTGGCGTCTACTTCGGCTGTCGCCGTTTCGGCTACCTGTAAGTCTGCATCGATCTGGTTAGTTACCGTAGCTGTACTCAACAACAGTCCGTCTACGCCGTGCGTTACGGTAAACGCCGTTTCGATATCAGCATCAACCGAATGATCCCGCGTAAACGACGTCAGCAGCAACGCATCTGTCGTGTGCGTATGCGTGAACGCTGTCTCGATATCGGCATCGACGTCGCCGGTCAGTGTGGCGGCAGCTTGTAGGTAGGTGTCAGTCGATACAGTCTTGGTAATCGCCTCTAGCAATTCCGCATCGACGCTATGTGTCAGCTCCGGATACGCAGCCGCGTAAGCGTCCGTGTCGTGCGTTGTAGTAATCGCAGCCTTTAATACAGCATCCGCACTGGCCGTCGTAGTAATGGCAGCCTTTAATACAGCATCCGTACTAGCCGTCGTAGTAAGCGATCGGAGCAACTCGGCGTCGATGTCGTGCGACACCGTTTCGGTAGTTTCAAGGTCTGCATCGACCTTGTACGTCACCGTTTGCGTTTTCTGCAGGTCTGCATCAACCCTATGAGTTACTTGACCGGCACCGCTTAGCATCGCGTCAGTGCTATGCGTTGTCGTAATGTCGCCTTGCAGCGTAGCGTCTAACTGATGCTGTGTCGTTATACCTGCGAGCAGCAGAGCGTCGACGTCGTGCGTAGCCGTTTCAGTGCTCTGGATATCGCTATCGACGTCCCATGTCGTTGTCTGCGTTTTCTGCAGGTCTGCATCAACCCTATGAGTTACTTGACCAGCGCCGCTTAGCATCGCGTCCGTACTGTGTGTTGTCGTAATCACGCCGCGAAGTTCGGCGTCTGTTTGGAACGTATAGCTGCCGATAACCTGCAAAATTGCATCGACTGTACTCGTCTGCAGCACGGATGTCAGCAAGTCAGCATCAACTTTATGGGTTAGCTGGCCGGCGCCGCTTAGCATGCCGTCAGTCGTATGCGTCACGGTCGTCGCTGCCTGCAGAATCGCATCGACCGTAGCCGTCTCCTCTTCGGCTGCTACCAGCAAGGCATCGCCGCCGAATGTTAGTATCTCGATCGTTGCCGATGACGACCGACCGATCCACTCCGGAGTTCGCGAAGGCTCCTGCTCAGATATGCTTGACCCGATAGGTAACGCTATACTGCTGCTAGCTTGCGCCGGACACGGACACACAAGCTCTGCTTGGCCTTCGAAATCGCCATTGATAGGCGGCGGGCCGAGTTCGCCGCAGTCTTCGCCGTGCAGCGGGATCCACGTATAGCCGCCTTCGCAGTCGTCAGTACGGTAGCGTACCAGCGTCCAAGCTTGTGAAGACTCCGAAAGGTACGCAGAAGACGAACCGTATTGGGCCACGCACGGACACCATACCCACAAACAACAGTCGATAAGCGGCGTAACATTACCGTCTTTGCCATCTTTGCCGTCTTTGCCGTCCTTGCCAGGCGGCCCAGGTGGTCCTGGTTTACCGTCTTTACCGGGTGGGCCTGGCGGGCCAGGTATGCCGATATCGCCTAAATCTTGCGGTGCCGCCGCTTCGCATTGCCAGATAGGGTCTGGCGCCAAAGGGATACTACAATTGCTGATCAGCGTCGGCGGCCCGATGACGGTCATCGACGGTAGTGAACACCGATCTGGATCAAAAATGTAGTCGGCCATCCCATTTTGTTGTTCGGCTCGTGGTTTCGTTAAACCGGCGGTACGGCAACCTCGACGTAAATCGTCGGCGGCCAGTTACATATCAACGACGATTCTGCAACTTTGTCCAACGTGTATGCGATATTCTTGCAATCAATGCGACCGTTCACTTTCTTTTCGTAGGTAGCGCAACCCGTCTCGCAGGTTATCTTAGTTGTGTCTGCCGCTGCATCATAATCGAGCGCAACGCATATCTGGCCGCACGTTGCAGGATCGGAGTTGATGCTATTCCAGTAGTTGCCCCAAACGCACTGGCCGAGACTGAGGCATGTAGCTCCGTCTATGACCAAGTAGAACGTACCGTTATAGTCGTTGCAGCCCGTGCCTACGCCGACGACGCCGTCAATGGTAACTTTCAGATATGTCGGCAGCTGATCGCAGAACAGACACGCCGGACATTTCCAACACAGCGATTGTGATTGACCAATACTAGACGCCGACGACAGCGACGATGCTGAGCCTTCTTCGCACGGGCAGATTATCACGGTTTGCCCGAAATACTTCCCTGCTGACGGTGGCGGGCCGAGATCGTCGCAGTCTTCGCCGTAATACAGATCCCAATAACCACCATCGACGCATTTCGTTGTACCCCAAACGGCTGCAGGCGTTTGTGCCGCTTCTGATGACGGGTGTGTGACGCTCGGATTTGATAACGACGTCGAGCTGTTATTGGTGTCGCCTCCGTCGCAGGGGCACCAAACCCAGATGCAGCAGTCTAGCAGGAAACCGTCGCCATCTTTGCCGTCTTTGCCATCTTTGCCGTCCTTGCCAGGCGGTCCAGGAGGTCCAGGGTCGCCGTCTTTGCCGGGCGGGCCTGGCGGACCTGGCGGACCGATTTCGCCCAGATCGGGGATGTCGATATCCACTTGTGCGCACTGGAATATCGGATCCGGCGCCAAAGGGATACTACAATCGCTGATCAACATCGGTGGCCCGATGATGGTCATCGACGGTAGTGAACACCGATCTGGGTCGAAAATAAAATCCATCGTTACCAGTAACCGAGTGGGCAGTGCTCGGTAGCCATCCTGATCTTGTTGGTGAGCGTATCTAACAGTCCGAGGAAACTGCGGCCGGCGGATCTACTGCTACTCCGCAAATTACAACCGCACACCGTACAACGACCTGACTCGCCAGACCGCTGCGAGAACCGCGGACATACTTTGCAATGTTTTTCGAATATCTCGGCTACTTCCTGTACTGACCGCGTCGGGTAGCCGGCAGCCTTCCAACGCGATACCGCGGCAGCATATCGCTGTGCCAGCACTTCCGGGCGCGGTTTTGTAGGTCCGGTCGTCAGGAAATACGGTTCAAACTCTTTTGCCAATTCTGCTGCGCGTCGTTTGTCGATTTTGCGCATCAAACCAACCGACAACGACGCGATAACGTTATTCATTTCGCCTAATTTCGGCGTATCCGACTTGCAACAATAAGCGCACGCGTCCTCTTTAACGCTGCACTTTTCAAGCGGCTGTTGCGTAACGTCTGCTATCAGTCTGCAGCAGCCGTTAATGCGATATTGACAATCGCACAAACCCCCGGACACATTATGCTCCTTTCTAAGACGTATAGCAGTTCACTTTGACTTGTTGACCATCGTACGAACCATCGTAAGATGGCGGATCGCCGCAAATACACGTCGGTGCCGGCGATGCCGAGCCTTGGTAATCCTCGCATTCATTTGCGACTTCGACCCACGTATAACCTGTACCCGGATTCGACCACTCATACGTACAAGTGCCTGGGCAATCGTCACCGTCGTCAGCCGGCGTCGAAACCGAAGCTTGTGCGGGTTGCGACCCTTGCGATTGCTGCTGCGATCCTTGCGATTGTTGTTGTGATTGCTGCGAAGGTTGTTGCGAAGGTTGCTGTGAGGGTTGCTCAGACGGCTGTTGCGAAGGTTGCTCAGACGGCTGTTGCGAAGGTTGCTCAGACGGCTGCTCAGATGGCGGTGTTTGCGACGACGGTTGCTCAGATGACAAATGCAAACTGCTGGAAGCAATCGAAGCCGCAGACGAACTCGATGTACAGAGTAACCACGGCTTTGCCATATCGCAGAACGGGTCGCGTATGATGAATCGCCACGTAGCATCGCAACAAACTGCTGGGTCGGTATCTACCTTGTAAACAGTGATATTGAACAGCGCCTGGAAACAATCCGGAGAGTACAAGCAGTTGAACTCAGATGCGCAGACTCTGCCGAAGCACTGCGGGTGCAGCTTGTCCGGGCCGACGGATACTTCCAACACCCAGCAATTACCGTCGTAGTACATCTTCAACCACATCGGCCCGTAAATGATATGGTCGCCAGCGGCAATTTTGCAGTAACCTTCCCAATACTTGTACGGGAAGCCGGATTGCTGCCGCAGCCGCATCCATGAGCAGGTACAGCCGGGCCACGTCGAGGTGTCGCCGCACGGCGTGTTTACGAGTGTGCATAGCACTTCCAGGCAGTCCGTCGGCCAGCAATCCATCGTACTACACGACATGCTGCTGGCACTGCTGCATGCGAGATCGCCTATCAAGCCGGTAAACTTGGCGTTGCAGCAGCTATCTGCCGGCGCGGCATTCCGCATATCGACGTAAAGCTTCGACACGAAACAAGGGTCGCAACCGCTAACCGGCGATAGCCGACTGCGATACCAGACGTTATCAGCGCCGCACAGTACTGCGAAATACCAATAACCGTTTATGCACTCCATGCGTACTGCGAAATCGCCGAACGAGAACGACGCGGTGCCGAACCAAGTGTGTAAGACAGGGCTGTACGACAGAATCGTTTTATCGCTTTCCCTGCCGCAAATGCCGTCGTAGACAAGCAAAAGCGGCAAACACTCGCCCGGCCAGCAGCACGCTTGCGAAGACAGCGAACTCGACGCGTTGCCGACAGCCGCGCTGCTGCTTTGCGACGCTGCAGATGATTTGGCCGGCCCGGAAGATGGATGGCTAGACGTATCGCTGCTCTGCCCGCCCTGCGTGCGGCTGCTGCTTGGCCCACTCGTATGCGACGTACCCGGCGTCAGCGGCTGCTGCGATGATCCCGATTGCAACTGCAAACTCGACGAAACTACCGGTGCCTTCGGTAAGTTCGGGCAAATCGCCAAATCGTGTAAATCGACATCGACCACCACGGTGTGCGGATCAGTCGCGTGTTGCCGTACCGTTACGCCGGTGCCGCCTAGCAGATTGATTCGCGGGCCGGGAACGCCGTCGATCGTTTTGATAAGCTCGCCGCATTGAGGGCTGCCGTCAAGAAGCGTAGCGCCGGCAGGCGGACGTTCACCGTCATAAAGGGGCACTTCGCTACACGGCTCGCCAAGACCGGCACCGACAAACGCGTTGACGATGATGCTGTTATCGGCTGCGTTTTGCTCGATCGTACAGTTATAGCCCTCCTTGAGCTCGACAGCGCCTTGGATACAGCGGCGGTTGACGTAGTATGCCTGTACTGATTCGCTCAGACTGCCGCGACACGCCGCCGGCGGTTCGTACATCGTACGGGCGGCGTTAGCTGCGTTCAGCGTCCGTACAAAACCGTTGCGGAGGCTTTGGATTCTCGCCGGCTCGATATATAGCGCGGTATCGTCCCGCGTCAGCGATTGCCCTTCGGCCAATATGGTACACAGCTCGGTCAGCGTCCCGATCGTCATCCAAGCTTCGGCTACGAAAAGTTCGCACGTCTGCGAACTTTGCGAGCTGGCGCTGCTAGAGCTCGATGTAGTGGTGAGCGGCGCAGAACTGCTGGACTGCGGTCGCAGCCGCACCTCGGCAATACTGACGGCGTACTCATCGTCGCTAACGGCAAATTCGAACACCAGCTGATAATTCTGTAAGCTGGCTGCCGTGAAGCCGAATGTGAAGGCGACAATACCGACCGTACGCGTGATCTCCTCGAGATATACGCGATTCAAAGCTTCGTCGTAGTCCGCAGCGACGCCAACGACGCACGAGAAGTCGACGACGGTCGTGTCCGGCAGCTGGAACTTGCTGCCGTCGGATCGCGTCAACTCGCTTGCCGTATCGACAAACGGATAAGCTCGGCCCTGGTTGTCGTTGTAGAACGGAATCATGGTATCGTTTTTTCGCCGACGGCTTCAACATGCACGCCGTCAGGCTGCGGGTATATCCGTAAAATCGTATCTTTCGCCCAATGCGAACCGGCTGTGATTTTGAAATCGCCATACGCGTCGGGCGGCAAATGGTTGATCGTTTTCAAATAGGCTTTCGGCGCGAACAGTTCAATGCCGCCGGTTTGATCGGTTTGATCTTCGCATTCTTTCTTGAGATAGAGCGGATCGCCGACCATATCGAATCGGATGGCGCCAGCCGCTTCGTCATAACGTACGACAACGCCGTGCTCGCCAACAAGCCAAACATCGCCGGTAACAATCGTGTCGTCTTCGAGAACTAAGCCACGCAGACCGATTTCGGGCGTCGGTACGCAAACGCTGGCTGCAAAAGCGCCCGACTCTTGTGTGAACAGATGCTTGGACTGTTCCCAAACTTGGAACTGTGACAGGATCGCCGGATCTGCGACAAGCAAGCCGGCTGCGCGCTTGTACGAATCTTCCAGTGCGATCTCGCTCGGCGGGCTGTACCGATCGAATTTGCCCGAGCACAGGTCGCCGGCATCGTTGCCGATACGCACGGTCACGTCGTCGCGGCTCACCTCGATACTCCGCAAGTACATATTCGCCGTACCGCCGATCGGGTAGAGCTGCGCGTCCAGCAGCATGTTCTTAGGCAGTACGCGACCGGTGCTGCTTACGAGCGTAGCATCATCGGCAAACGGATATTTCGAATCCGCTTGTTGCGGTCGCCACTGTCTGTGAATTATCGCTGTCACGGGTAATTGCTCACAAAGAACGTATCGAACTTAGCCATGCTTTCGCGCACATGCACGCCGCAATACATTTTCCGGGAACCGCTTAGTTTTGCTGATGTTACTTGCGTGTTCGCCAGTTTTTGGCCGCTTACGTCGTCATACAGTGTGCAATCGACGACAGTTGCCGTAGCCGACGTCGGCATTGTCGTGACGGTTATCTTGTACGTATGGTCGTTCTGCAACGACATCGGCGACAACTCAGCCAGTACGATGTAGTGCAGGCCGGTCCAAAACAGCACCCTGAAAGCGTCTCTACGCTTATCGACTTCGACTGCCAAATACTCGGCGTGTACTGTCGTCAGGCCGGAAGACGTGCTCTGCCGATCTGCATAACCGATGAGTACGCCGGCGTTGGTGGTTACCTTGCCGGACATCAGCTGCACGCGGGCGCTGATCAGCTTGTGTTGGATATTGTCGTAGGCGCAGTCGTCCCAGATAGCCAAATTCCTGGCCATCTCGTTGGTAGCTTGGTAGAACCCGCCGTTTACGACATAGCTGCCGTTCACGACATGGAAGCTGCCTGGGCCGCTCACAAACGTTTCCATCTTCGGCAGCGGCGGGCATGGCGAGCTGCTCTGCGTCGGTGCCGGCGAGCTGCTGGACGGGCCCGGCGGTATGATGTGCGCCGTCGACGAGTGCTGCGGCAACGACGGTTGCAAACACAAGTCGTCGAACTGCCGTAAGTTGCCGTCAACCGGCAAGTCGTCCGGCAAGCACGCTGACGACAGCCCCAGGCAGTAATCGACAACGATGCCCGGATCTGAACTCGCTTCATAGCCGACGGCAGCACACGGCGACGGAAAGATGATGTTGATATTGCCGTCGCAATCCGGGATCGCAGCGTTGATCGCCTCGATTGGCGGTTTGAGGCAAGTCCCGCTATCCGGACGACCGCCGCACGGGCCGGTGTACTCGGCCAATACTTTGCGGCCAGTCTGCTCGGCTAAGCGAAAGACGATGGCGTTACGCAGCTTGCCGGCTATTTCTCGCTGCTCGTGCGAAATTTCGATGTCGTTGCCGGCGCGCAGCTTGACGAGTCCGGTCAGCGCCGTCGCGTTATGCTGTTTGCTGAGCGATTTTATCGGTAGCCCCGTATATGATCTGGCTACGCGCGGTGCCAGCATGCTCTGTACGGCCTCGGCAAATTTGCCGGTAAAGTAGTTTTTACACGGCCCGAAGACGAGCCAGCCGCCTGATCCCGGATATATCGGCGTGATGAGCACTTGCCGGCCCGGCTGCAATTCGGTCCGCGGGAAACTTACCGATGCGATTACAGTATCCGGATACTTCGTTGGGTCGTAGTCCGGCGGCAAGCCGCTTCCAGCAGCCAAGTTTGACGCCCGCTTAATGGGCCAAGCGCGGACCTCTCGACCAAGCGCGGCCGGAACGTACGTTGCCATGATGACGGCTGAAATGAGGTGTTCGCTGACGTGCAAAGCCCCGAGATATGCGTAATGGCCGGCACTGGCGGGAAACCGGATATTGGCGTCGAGCAGGATATCGTCAGGAATAGACAGCCCGGCATCGCTCTCACCGGAGGCTGCATCGTCGAGCGGGTATTGCCGCCCGGCGTTCAAGTTGTACCAGTTTTGAGCGATAACCATAGCGATCAGCAAACATTGGTCGAAGGGCACGTCCCATAAAAGGCTGATGTTTCAACGACGTCAGGATACGCTTTGCCGGCAAATGTCGCCGATACGGTGACGCGGGCACTGCCGCCGTCGAGGATATTGCAGCCTTGTACCATGAATACCAGTTTAGCACCATCTCGGCTGTTCAGCAGATCCCAATGTGCCAACCAGCGCCCGCCGACGTACGGCAAATCGACAGGAACCATCCTACCAGTTGCCGGATCGCTCTTTTTAGCCGTATTTGGCACCAACTTTACTGAGCTAGCTGCAGACGGCACTGCTCCTCCACCGCCAGCAGCGAACACCTCGATTTTGATCGCGATATCGAGCGGCCCGCGGCATTTGTCAGTCGTATTGCAGAAACCGTACCCGATGCCGAGTTTGTCGTCGCAATACTGGTAAATCGTCAGATTCTGCGGGTTATCCTCGCGGCAGTGCTTTTGCGCTAGCCACCGGCGGCGAGAGTCGGCATATATATCTCGCGACCGCTCTGCCCGTTTTGCCAGGATTCGCCATTTTTCGAATTGCTTCTGCATAGCTTTCTGCACGCGAACGTAGTCGTCGCATTCGCAGCACGGCTTACAATTATCGTGCAGCTGCATCGTATGCTGAACGGTATCGACGCGCCGCGGGTGCGAGTTGGTAATCGTGCCTGGCCGCTCGTACCAAACGCAGTCTTTCGGCGTCAGTAGGAAATCCCCGTAAGCGTTCGGACCGACGCCATTGATGAATCGCAGCGATATGTCGACATCGCCGCAGCCGGGGTAGCGGCCTAAGCCGCTTCCTGGCGAGGCCGAAATCTTGATACGCCGGCCGGCTCTGATCGTCGTCTGCTCGATAGGGCTGAATGTCTCCTGCTGCTTTTCGATTGCTCCGCCGTCGGTCAGCTCGACATTGAATCCGCCGGTAAGGCTGATATGCCCAGTCAACCTATTTGAGCCGATCTTGATGCTTTTTACGCGCTTCGGCTGCCGCAAAATCGTGCGCGGGTCCAACAATGCGTACTGCGGCGCCATGTGTTCTTCAAAGTCGGGTGCTGTCGGGTTGCCTTTGCCATCACCTACACGGTGGACGAGCCGTAGCACGGACTCGCCGAGTATCCACTCGTGGACAAGCATATGGCTACCCCAAGGCCGGCTGCGATAATCCGTTGATTTGGTCGAATCGAAAACCGCGTACCCGTCAGCGTCGGTTACAACCACGTCGTACGCGTGTGACGGTGTCGGTGCCCAGGCAGGTGGCGTGCTCGTCTTCGAGCCGAAGCCGTAGACGTAGATTATCCGCAACGGCAGTTTGAATGCGGAAAGCTTTGAGTTGTAATCGGAAGGGTCTTCGTACAAGAGATACGCGTCGGCAAACAGATACTGCAGTTCGGGCACCGGCAGCGTAAATGGGTAGTCGAAACCGAGTTCTTGCGCTACCGATATCGGTCGCATATCGACGACATCGGCGATCGGTAACGGCGAACCGGATAAGAGATCGATAGCTGCGACCGGAAACTGCGCTACCGCTCCGGATGTTTTCGGTATGTGCGGCAGAAAACTGTCGGACGTTATAACAGTCGGCGGCACAACAGTCGCAGCTGCCGAAAGCGTTGCGAGCTGAATATCGATTTTCGGCGTCGGCGCTGGTACGCTCGCTTGCAGTTGTCTTACGGCTGTCTGTTTTGTCGTAGAGTTGTGCGTTACGAGCGATACTGGCAAAACCGCAGCTGTAGCGGCCAAAGCGGTTGCGGTGAAAGTCTCGCTACGCGTAGCATTAACCGTAACCGGATTGACCGAAGCTGTAGCGGTCAGCGCGGCTGCTGTGAAAGTCTCGCTAAGTGTAGCTGCAGCTGTAACTGCGTTGACCGAAGCTGTAGCGGTCAGCGCGGTTGCTGTGAAAGTCGCATTACGCGTAGCATTAACCGTAACCGGATTGACCGAAGCTGTAGTGGCCAAAGCGGTTGCTGTGAAAGTCGCATTACGCGTAGCATTAACCGTAACCGGATTGACCGAAGCTGTAGTGGCCAAAGCGGTTGCTGTGAAAGTCGCATTACGCGTAGCATTAACCGTAACCGGATTGATCGAAGCTGTAGCGGTCAGCGCCGTTGCTGTGAAAGTCTCGCTAAGCGTAGCATTAACCGTAACCGGATTGACCGAAACGGTTAACTTTGTAGCACCGTTAAGCGATACGCCGGATGTGATATCAACGACAGTTGCCATAACCAGCTACTTACGTGATGTTGATAATACCGTCAGAATCCCACTGAATCGTGAATGTGCCACTCGATACAGTTTGCGCACCACCGAAATCAATGGAACAGATTAGCGGGTCTGCCGGCGAAGTCGGAGTAGTATCGTGCAACACCGCGTGGTAAGCCGTAAATGTCGCTGATGTCCAAGATAGGTCATCTGCGTCGAAGACACCATCGTTATTGGTGTTATTCTGTGTGACCGATTTGTTCGCCAACGCTGCGCCACCGGCGGTATAACCGGTGCCGCTAATCTCGTTAGCGCTTACGCTGGACCAACCAATCGCCGATGCAGAGAACGAATGGGAGCTGTTCATCAACGCTACCTTTACGGTGTCGTTGACAAGATCAAACGTCCCACTCATCAGCTCTGCTTTGAATTGATTATAAATACCAGACGCCATGTTATTGTCCTCCTGCTGGCCGTTTAGCACCAGCACTGATCTTGGGAACTTTTACCAAACAGTCCTTGCGGCCGTCGTCGTGATAGGTTTCGACGATTGTTAACGTAACCGGAACCTTTACGGCCTTTCCTTCGACTAACACATTTACGCTTCCTTGCTGCTGTTTTGTTTCTACTCTCACAACGTCAACTCCAATGTTTTGTTGCTTTGAACGGTATCGCCTGGGATTGTTGTTGCTGCTGACAGTTGATTGGCAGAGAAAATGGCGTCCAGCGATGGCGACATGAAAAATGTGCTGCGGGTACGTTTACGGCGGATAAGGTCTGGGTAGCCTTTGAGGGACTGCTCGTATAAGAAGGTCATTTCCGACTCATTTAATGCCCTAGTAAACGCGGCAAACATTGTCGCCGGACCATCTAACCACTTATCGCCATAGCTACCTAAAATCAAGTTGTTTTCTGTCCCAACAGTAGCTGACAGTGTAGAGCTTACACATTTTTGACCATTGCGATATATTATAAACCCATCTGTTTCCCCTGAGTTGAACGCCATTGCGCACTGCTGCCACCCATAAACAATATCACCTGTAGCCATAAGCCCAGTATTAGCTATCTGTGCTTCGATTTTACCGCCGTTAAATTTTAATTCTGTCCCATAAGACTTATCTACCATGATTCTTGCGTACGCTTGTACTACCGGATTTGGTCTATACACGTAAGCAACATATGTTATTTTCGTAGTACCAGCAATTCCAACAGAGGTTGCTGTTACAGTTGGCCCGTATCCGTCAAAATCTATCGCATGGCCGAACTTTGTAGCGCACCACGCACTACTATTGTCCACAGTTGCGTGATGTTTATTCAAACCAAAATCATATAATTTTCCTCCTGTATAGCACGAGATATGCGGCATCCACCAACCAACTAAGTTGTGAAATATATCATGGTCAGTAAGCGGACGAGCCAGATCAATGTCAGCGTACCAGTTGCTCATTGGATCTCTTCGTTGTACGTATAAGCCGTGAGGGTCACGCTACTAGCAGCCTGATCCAGTTCACTCTTGAGCAGAATCTTAAACGCAAACGGCGAGATCGGAATATCGACCTTCGTTTGCCGTTGAGCTGATGTCACCGCTCTGGCAAGAAAAGCCTCGTCTGGTCCTTTAGCTGGATCGGTAGGAGTAGCGTCGCCATCTTCGTAATTTGTGCCGTCAAGCGAATAGAGTACATACACCTCCACCGCTTTTCCTGCCGATGGCGCTGTTGAGCATGTAAACTGCAACTCTAGCGCCAGGAACCGGTCTTTGTTCGTGCTGTTATCAATAGCCGAACTCAGCAGGTTAGCTCCAGCGGCTAAACTCGCTGCACTAATACCAGTTGTCCGCGATGTAGCACTCGTCCATTTGATAGCATTAGCCATTTGCTTTTGCTCCTGTTACATCTGCGGCATACACTGTCCCAAGACCAAGCTCTTCTGCTCTGCTGATCTGCTGCGTTGCCATTGCGTACAACCCGTCTTTCTCATCTGCCGTCAGCACGCCGCCAGCAACAAGAGCATCGACCATCGCTGCCCGGTCAGGCAAAGACAGATCAAGCTCGGTACTGTCTCTGTCAATCAATCTGATCGCCGCTTTACATGCCCCACGTACGGCTCCAGACGCGTGTTCCGTAGCTGCAGTCTCGATACGTTCGTAGCGGCTTGCGATGTTGTTGTCATCATCGGCTCCGCCACCCGACCAAGCGAGCAGCGCAGCCGACGATAACGGAACAATGCGATCGCGATCCTTCGTATTCAGACTGTCAGCAATCTCTGCGTCGGTCATATCGGCGTATCCGCGGCCAAGCGGATCGTTAAGGATCTCTTCTCGCAGTGACATTACTCTTGCGCCTCCTGATATGCTTGCTTAGCTTCGTCTACAGCAGTTTGCGCTGCGGTAACTGCTTGTTGCAGTTCTTCGTTGTCAGGATCTGCTGCCGCTGCTTGCTTCGCAGCTTCCAACGCCTTCAGCAGTTCCGTCTCCTTGGCGATCTTTGCCAGCTCGGCAGTAAATGTCGCCATAGCGGCAGCAAGCGTCGGACGCTCAGCAACAAAGCCCCAAAAGTCGGCAATGTTCAGGCTGATGTCCTGATCGTCTTTCTCGTACAGTTCTTTCGTCTCGTAGTTGTAAGGCCGATACGAGACAACTGCATTTCCAGCAGCCGGTCGGATGACCAACAGCACGTTAAACCAGTTCGGATACGTCCGCTCCGGGACTGGGGGAACCGTAACAGGATTTACAGCTTGGATTTCGGGTAGGTCTGTCATTCGATAACCTCCATTAGAGTTTGACCAGTAAGTTCTTCAACGAGAGCAACGAGCTTCTCCATGTTGACTCGTTTCGTTATACCCGTCTTAGTGTTATGAGAAAAGAATACCCACTCGCCTGTTTCTGGATCGTGCGGCGATAGTTGGGTTACGTTGCCTGCTTCGTCGCAAGCAAATAGCTCGACTGTTCCTGATACATCTTTGGCGTAGAGGCCAGCGGTGTCTGCTCCAAGTGTTGGATCTGCAGCATTGTCGCCAAGGACTAGGACTTTGCCGGAGTTAGCGGTAGGTTTTGTTGTCGTACCAATAAGCGTATCTGAGTTTAAGTTGATAGATTTACCACTATCGACAGTCAAACTAAGATCAGAATAAAGACAGCGGAAAAGATCGCGTTCCAGGTACGATGCACCTAAATATAATCTGTTATTCACATATACCGCACACCAATACGCGCCTGCAGAGGTCGCATATGTTTGAATATGAAAAACCCTGTGCGTTAAGGCCCAACATTCTATTGCGTGTGCAGAATTATAACCATCTATTGGATTGCTGATTTTTAATCCCACATCGCCGTCTACTGGTGTTTCTATATTCAATGTGCCGCTGCTATCAATTGACACATTCTGAGTGTCTAGCGATGACGAGTCACTGGTTCTGAAAGTGATGCTACCGCCGACACCTGCTTGGTCGATGTAGCTCGTACCGCCAGCATTATTGAACTCGACAGTGTTGTTCGAAATGTCTGTCCAATAAGCTTCGCTGTCGTTTCCGACCCGCACACTTCTATTACCGCCTGTTATAGAAAAAACAGCAACATTTGGCGTCACTGACGTGTCCATAAAGCGGAAATTCGCAGCCCACTCCCCAAAATAAGACACATCTCCACCACTCCCAGAACTGTAGAAATATGACGCAGATGATCCAGTGCGGAAGTAAATTCTATTAGTATCGCCCCCAAGATTATCGCCGATATGCAAGCTGCCAGAGGTGCTGATTGTCCTATTAAATGAGATCCCACCATAACCGGTGTAAATGCGCATATAATCCTTCGCATAAATAACTAAATCGTTTTGGCCAGCACCAATAATTTGCGAAGAATCAATATACGAACCGCCAATAAAATCAATCCTTCCTGGCGTCCCTGAAGAAGCTGCCCCAACACCAAGACCATTATTAAATTCTACATTACCGGCACTATCAATCGTCATCGCCGTCGTGTCTAGCGATGATGCGTTGCTTACACGCAATGACAACGAACCACCGACACCCGCTTGGTCGATAAACGATGCCGCCCCTGCGTTGTGGAACACGACATGGTTGTTATCCATGCTGGTGTAGTACGTGTCTGCAGACTTACCAATCTGGAACGTACCACTCATGTTCAGTTCTGTTTCAGGGTCCAAATACCCAAACCCTGTGTAACCGCCGGACGTGACGAAAATACGCATCGCGTTATTTGTACGTATCTCGACACCGTGTGCCGTCCTGGCACCGAGCACCACTGACCCATTACCAGCAGAATAGCCAAGCAACCCAGTTATTGTTGATGAGCCCCACCATACCTCACCGTTGTAGACTTGCAATTTGGCACTTGGGTTTTCTATGCCAATACCAACAGGACCGT